AGACGGATACTGCCGCCCCGCCCCCGCTTGGAGGCTGACACCTCCAAACCTCCCCTGTTTTTGTCAAAAAAAATCAAGGATCATGACGGGTTTCAGGGTGATGGGCGAGGTCGCGGGCTCCGCCCGCATCACCCTGACTCCCGACAGGAGCCAATAAGAAAGAGGGGAGGTCTGGGGCGGACGCCTCCAGGCGGGGCGGCAGCCCCGCAAGGGGGCAAGATGAGCGCCGTTGGGATTATCCCCGACATAGACCTTCGGCGAGGGTAGGTCGTCTTTTTGCCTTCATCCTTTAGACGAGGCCGGATTCAGGCTATCTTTTCCAAGGCGGCAGGCGCCTGTGGCAATGGTTGATCTGGCTGAATGAGCATCATGACTCGCAAGTCCTCCGTGACGAGGATCGTTGACGGGGCGGTGGGGACTCTTCTGATCGCGCTGTCCTGTCTGGCTTTGTCGTTCTTATGGTCCGGGTGGAACCGGTTGCAGGACGCCCGGCGCATCGAGACCATGACGACGATGGACCGCAGCCTGATCGATGCCGCCGTCGCGGTGCGGGCGCAGATCGCCATCGTGCAGACCGCGTTGCAGACCCAGGCCGATCCCAAGGATCTGATCGAGCGGACCCACGAGGCGGCCCGGCGCCACGGGGCCGAGGTGATCGGCCCGTTGAAGCGGCTGGATCTGCCCCGGGCCGGCGAGGTCGCCGCCGGAATCGACCAAAGCTGGACCACCGCCGAGAGCCGCTTCGAGGCGGTTCGCGCCGAGATGGGCAAACCGATCGCCACGCGTGACCTTCAGGCGACGGCGGCATGGCGGGCGGCGGTGCTCGAGTCCTTCACCGCGTTCGGCACCGCCTCGTCGCTGGTCGGCGGCAGCCTGCGCCGGCTCGACCCCGAACTGGCCGAAGCCAACGAGATCCGCCGCGCCGCCTGGGTGATCCGCGATGCCTTCGGGGCCCAATGCTCGCTGTTGCGCGGCAATATCGAACACAACCTGCCGCTGACCGCCGAGCAGAGCGCAGCCTGGCACCAGGGGCGGGGAATCTATCAGACCGCCGAACGCCAATTGATCGAACTGAGCCGGCGCGACGGGTTCCCGACCGCGCTGGCCGAGAAGATCACGGCGGCCGCCACCGCCACCCGGGCCGCCCAGGCGCGGATCGACAGCCTGGTCCAGGGGTTCGACGGCTCGGGCGCCGCCGCCTTGCCTGCCCGGGACTGGACCGCGTTCTGCAATGCGCCGTTCGAGCCGATTCTCGCCATCGGCTTCCAGGCCCTCGACGACGGACAGGCCCACGCCGCACGGCTCGAACGCAAGGCCCTGGCCGAGATCGCCTGGGCCGCGCTCGGCCTGGCGGTGACGCTGGCAGTGGGAATTGTCCTCGCCTTGCTGGTGCGTTCGCGGATGACCCGGCCGCTCGGTCAGTTGCGCGCGGTGATGATCGGGCTCGCCGAGGGCAACCACGACCTCACCGTCCCGGCCTTCCGCCATCATGACGAAATCCAGGCAATGGCCGACGCGGTACGGGTGTTCAAGGACAACGCGGTCGAAACCGCCCGGCTGCGCATGGCCCAGGATGCCGACTGGCAGCGGGCGGAGCACGAAAAGAGTTCCGCGTTGCAGGCGATGGCGGAAACGGTCGAGACCGAAACTCAGTCGGTGGTCGGCCGGGTGGCCTCGCAGACCCGACTGATGTCGGACAATGCCCGGGGCATGGCGGACTCCGCCCATGCGGTCGGCCAGAACGCCCAGGGGGTGGCCAGCGCCGCCGAACAGGCCCTTGCCAGTGCCCAGAGCGTCGCCGCCTCGGCCGAGGAACTGTCGGCGGCGATCGGCGAAATCGGCCGACAGGTGGCGATGGCCGGCGCCGTCACCGCCGGGGCGGTGCGGACCACCACCGACGCCCAGGACACCATCGGCCAGCTCGCCTCGGCGGTGGAGCGGATCGGCGAGGTGGCCCGCCTGATCAACGACATCGCCGCCCAGACCAACCTGCTGGCGCTGAACGCCACCATCGAGGCGGCCCGCGCCGGCGAGGCCGGCAAGGGCTTCGCCGTGGTCGCCAACGAGGTCAAAACCCTGGCCACCCAGACCGCCCGCGCCACCGAGGATATTTCCCACCAGATCGCTGACATCCAGAAATCGACCGAAGCGGCGGTCAACGCCGTCGGCGGCATCACCGATTCGATCCTCCAGGTCGAGCGGATCTCGGCGGCCATCGCCTCGGCGGTCGAACAACAGGGCGCCGCCACCACCGACATCGCCCGCAACGTCCAGGAAACCTCGGAAGCGGCGCGCGAGGTGTCGCGGCGGATCCTGCTGGTGTCAGAAGAGGCGATGACCACCGGCAGCCGGGCGGAACAGGTGTCCGGCATCGCGGCGGCGGTGGCCGGCGCGGTGGATGAGTTGCGGCAGGGGCTGGTGGCGATCGTCCGCTCGGCCACCCCGGAGGTCAACCGCCGCCGCCAGCCGCGCCACGAGTTGCACAGCCCGGCCAAACTGTCGTTCGGCCAGGGGGACAATGCCCGGGTGATGATCGAGAACATTTCGGAGGGCGGCCTGATGGCCTCCGGCGTGCCGGAGGGGATCCGTGCGGGCATGCGGGTCCGGCTGTCGATTTCCGGCCTGCCCGAGACCTTGGCGGCAGTGGTGCTGTCGGTCGAGCACGACAAGATGCATGGCAAGTTCGAACTGTCGCCCGAAGCCGGCCAAAGTTGGTCCCGGCAATGCGCGATGCTGGTGGCAGGGGTCAAACGCCGCGCCGAGCTGATCGCGGCCGGCCGCTGACAACAACCGGGGGCGCGGCCACGGGGCGCACGGCCCCTGGCCCCCAATTCCAGCGTGGCTCCCGTCGGATTTCTGAGAATCGTGACCTGTCGGCTTCGCCCGGAGCCTCACGATAGGATCCCAACGGCTTTTCTCCTTGCCCGCTCCCCGGTTGGGCTGCCGCCCAAACCCGCCCGGGGCGATGCCCCGGACCCCCTTTGTTTTCATGATGAAAAAGGGGGGAGGTCTGGAGGCGCCAGCCTCCAGGCGGGGCGCGGGACGACCGCCCCGCCACGGTGGCCCCGGACAAGAAAAAGCCCGCTCCAGTCGATGACTTGAGCGGGCGTTTCGTTTCTCGCCGATGGTCGGAGTGAGAGGATTCGAACCTCCGGCCCCTGCCTCCCGAAGACAGTGCTCTACCAGGCTGAGCTACACTCCGTCGCCAGCGAGGGGCGTCTTATAGCTCCATCCTTTCCGTTTGGCAAACCGAGAGAGAGGGCAACCCCGAAAAAAATCGACCATGCCCCATTGGGAAGGCTAGCCGTTTCGCCATCGGCCCGCCTGGTTGAAGGGGGGGGCTTGCAAAAAGCCGCTTTCTTAAACTATAAATTGATTTTCAATCATCAAATTTCCCTATAATATACCAATGTGTTCTCTTTTAGCCAAAGAGGTGTAAAATGGCACGCACGTGGTCGTATACCGATGCTGCGAAGCTCACCCGGGCGATCTACCATCAGATCCTGGAACGCGATGCCGATGATGGCGGCCTCATCTCGTGGGGCTCCAGTCTTGCCCGTGGCGAAAAAAGCGTCCGCGATGTCGTTCGGGACATCGGGCTATCGGAAGAATATCGCCAGAAATTTGTCTGGGATGTGACGCCCCGCGAGACGGTGGAACTGCTCTACAAGCATATTCTTGTCCGCGCCCCGGAAAGTTCCGAGGCTATCAATTACTGGTCCGGCGTTTTTTCCGATCGGGGCTATTCAACGGTGCTGAAGGGATTTGTCGATTCCGACGAGTATGTGAAACGCTTCGGCTCCGACACCGTTCCCCATTGATCCCGCGCGACGGACCGGGGTGAGCGCTTTCTGTTTTGGCTCCTGTCGGGTTTCCGGGTGATTGCGGGCTCTGCCCGCCCCCGGACCCCCGTCATGAGCCTCTGTTTTTACCGGCGGGACCTGTCGATCCCCAGAACGAAACAGCCCTGGCTCTTGCGAACCAGGGCTGTTGTTCTCGCCGGAGCGAAATGGTCGGAGTGAGAGGATTCGAACCTCCGGCCCCTGCCTCCCGAAGACAGCGGATCCGCCGGAATGCCGCGTAAAATTAAGAACTAAACGCTGTTCCCCGGTGCATTTTCGGAACACGAAGAACAGGACGCGGTTCTTAGAGGTGAAAATGAACCCCTACGCACTGTCCTCCTCTCCCCTCCTCCACGAAAGCGATCGACTGGCCTTGCGCAGATGGGCCGGGCTGAACCTTGCATAGATACGCTCTGTGATCCTGCTGTCGCTGTGCCCTAAAAACTGCGCGATCTCGGCCATCGAAACCCCGTCTTCAGCCATCCAGACAGCGGCAGTGTGCCGCAAGACGTGAGGCGTTACGTCGGGAAGGCAGGCACGCTCACATGCACGAGCGAATCCTGTTCTGATCGACCTAACCGGCTTCTCCGCCCATTCGATCACATGGTCTGTCAGGGCAAGACGCTTCGCTATGACCAGTTTTTCGACGACGTCTGGATGTAGCGGCACCGTCGCCCTGCCCTTCACCCTTCGCTCCCCATTTCCCAGGCGAATGATGCCCCGCTCGAAATCAACTCGATCCCAGGTCAGGCCGAGAATGGCCTCCTTTCTGCCTGCGGTTGTCAGTGCGAGAAGGATGAAAAGCTCAATGTGGCTTGCCCCAGCGCAGGAAAGCAACTTTTCGAATTCTGGCCTTGTCAAATGCCGCTCCCGGGGCGGCGGAGCCCCTGGAAGCTCGAACACGGCAGGGGACCGTGGATCTTGCCACAGTAAACCCGCGCGAAGCGTCCCCAGTTCTTTTCGAATAGTCCCGTCGCTGGCACCGTCCTTCTGCCGTTGGACGGTATATTCGCGGCATAGATCTCGTGTCACTTGATCCGGACGAAAGTGCCCGAAGTGGTGTTCCAGGCGCTTCCACGCATACCTTAACCGGCCAGGAGCGGCGGCGGATTGGTCTTTGTCATCGAGATAGGCGCCCATAATGCCGGAGATGGTCCCGGACTTGACTGCAAGCGCCCGCCTAAAATCGGCTAAAGCCCGCTCGGCACTGCCACGATCATCGGCGCCGGAGCGGAGGCGGAGGGACCGGCGGACGGTGCCTCCTCCAGTGTGCCACGCTGCACACCATTTCCCCCTGTACTTGACGAGTTTGATGTCATCAGGCATTTCTCATACTCTTCAACGGCTTCTGGCAAAATGCGAATCAGTTTCCCCACTCGGAAGTGGGGGAGTGCACCTGCCTTGCATAGCCCCGTGATGTGGCGACTGCTGCATTTCCACCTTTCGGCCAGGGATGCCGGCGTGTATGGCTTCATCACCTCATCCCCCCGTCGAGCAGCCGGCCGAGACCGGCGAGCAGCCGGACGCGATTTGCCACGTCGCGTCGGTCCATCCGATTTTGCTGTTGTCGCTCATCGCGGCACCTGTTGGCTAAAACGGTCGAGACAAAGGGTGATTGCGTCGATCAAGCGGTCGAATGCGGCAGCGACCTCGGCGACGGGGTTGCTGTCGCCACGCTGCGCCCGGATCTCCTCAAGGAGGCGGCTTGCCTGTTGGCTCTTGACCCGTTGTTTGGCCCTGCGGTAGCCCGCGAGTGCCTCCTGATAGAAGGCCTGCGCCGCCGGCTCGAACCCATCGCCCCGCCGGCAGAAGTCGCAGGCGGTGTCGATGTCGTGGTGCAGGCACCAGGGGCGGATCTGGCACTCCGGTACGGGGCGTCCGAGGTCATCACAGGGGCCAATGTCGAGCGTCGCCCAGTGGGGCGTGATTTCCGGCGTCGGCGGCGCGAAGCGGACCGGAGGTCGCCATTGCCGGCAGGTGATCACCGGCGCGCTCGGATTGATCGGGCAGTGCTTGGTGGCGCGGACGACGCAGGTGGTGCAAAGCGAGGTCACGGACCCAGAATCCATCTGGACGTAGACTCCGTCTGCGGTGCGGATCGTGATTTCCGGTGGCGTCGGAGCAACGCGGGCCAGCGGGCGCCATTGCCGGCAAGTGACCACCGGCCCAATCGGATCGATCGGGCAGCGCTCGGCGGCGCGGGTGGCGCAGGTGGTGCAAAGCGAGGTCACGGACATCGTCGTCATCCTTTCGCCGCGCTGATGGCGGCCCGGGTGGTGAGCGTGGCGCGCAGGTGAGACAGCCAGGTGGTCCCGGCGGCGTCGCCCGGGCGCGGCTTGATCCGCCACGGCGCGGCCGGGATCTCCGGGCCGGGCCAGCGATGCGGCGGCGGGGCCAGCAGGTCGCGGCGCTCGGTCGCCAGCGTCATCTGGTCGGCGGCATCGACCAGCGCGGCCAGTCCTTCCGGCGGCGGCCAGGGCAAATCGGCGGCGGCGTAGATCGCCGCGTCAAACGTCGCCTTGAGCCTGTCCAGCGCGACCGCGAAGCCGGTCTCGGCCCAGCGTCGCCGCCGCGCGGTGGCGATCGCCAGGGCGGCGGCGACCGGGGTGGTGATGTCGCCCAGATAGGCCTCGTGCGCGTCGTGCAGCAGGGCGGCGGCTCGCACCAGATCGGGGTCGAGCCCATCCCCGCGCAGGGCCACGGCGACCAGTGCCGCGCCGTCGGGCCGGCGGCGGCTGGCGATCAGGGCGAGATCGGCGGCGACCGAGTCGCTGGTCAGCGCGGCGACCACCACCCGTGCCGTCTCGTGGCAATGCTGGGCGATGCTGTAAAAGCCGGCAGGGACGTGGCCGTTGAAGCGGCACTGACGGCCGAGCGACAGGGCGATGTCAGCCCAGTCGATATCAGCGGCGGTCGGGGACAGCAGCGGCACGGCGCGGCCCGAGGCGGCCTGGAACCAGGGCAAGGAGAGCGGGGGCTTGATCGCCTTGGCCCAGTCGGCGCAGTCCTGGCAGAGGGGTGATGCGTCAAGCAGGACGCGAACGCCGGCGGCGTGGATCGCGCTGGTGATGGCGGCGCGGCGGTGCTCGGCCATGGTCAATCTCCTTCGTCGGTGGCGGCGTCGGTGGCGGCGTCGAGCGCGGCGCCGTGGGTGGTGCGCCAGACCAGCACGGCACGGCGCAGCGTCGCCGCCTCCGCGCCGTGACCCTGGCGGTCGAGCACGGCGAGCATTTGCGCCGCCAGATGGTCCGCCTCGGCTAGGGCAAGGCGGGCCTCGGTCAGGGCGGCTTGCGATTCGGCCAGCGCGATTTTGGTAGGGTTGCGCAGCGGGGCGGGATCGATCGGGGGCGGCGCGATCAACGCTGACGACGGTGCCGCCTGAAGCGCCGCGATCACCGTCTCTCTCTCATCGGCGGCAAGCGTGGGCACGATCGCCACGGGCGGCGGCGGGGCCGGGCGGGGCTTGGCCGGGGTCTGGCCGGCGGCGCGGGCCTGGGTGACGGTGATCTTGCCGGCGCGCAGATCCTCCCGGGTCTCGTCCGGCAGGCGCAACAGCGCCAGCCGCTGCTCGATGTGGCGGCGGGAGCAGCCGATCTGCGCGGCGATGGTCTTGGGCTGCCAGCGCTCCGGGTCGAGCGCGATCAGGCGGGCAAAGCCCTCGGCCTCCTCCAGCGGCGGCACGTCCTGGCGCTGGAGGTTTTCGACCAGGGCGACGGCCAAAAAGGCCCCGTCATCGGGGCAATCGATGATGTTGACCGGCACGGTTGCGGCGGTCGGGTCCCAGCGGCCCTCGGCGGCGAGGCGGCGCAGTGCCCGCCAGCGGCGTTCGCCCGCGCCGATCTGCAAGCGGTCGCCGATCCGACGCACCACCAGATTTTGCAGCACCCCGCGCGCGGCGATGCTGTCGGCCAGCTCGGCCTCCGCCTCGGGGGCAAAGGTGCGGCGGGGATTTTTGTCCCACGGCTCGATCTGATCGAGCGGCACCAGCACGGCGGCGACCGGCTCGGTCGGCAGCGGCGCCGCCAGCACCGCCGGGGCGGCGGCGGGCGCGGCGGGTCCTGCCGCCAGCGCCGCCAGCGCCGCGCGGGCAGCGGCGGCGGTCGCGCTGGTCGCCGGGCTCGGACGCTTAGGCATGGTCGGACTTCTTGTCGAGGGCATTTACGGCCTCATGGAGGCGCTCCCATGCCCCCGGCGCAGCGTGCCCGATGTCGATCAGGTACCGCGCGGTCTCCACCACCCGCAGCAGCGCCGCCGCGCGGGCGGGGAGGTCGCTGGCGACGATGTGTTTCGCAATCTTGCGAGCGACATCCGGCCGCAGCGTGGGCCAGACGCAGCCGAAGATCGCCCGGCCGATCCGTTCTTCACGTTGCTCGGCGGTTTCGGGCCAATCTAAGACGCCATCGAGCGGGGAGACGGCCAAGTCGGCCTCGGTCCCGCCCGCAGCAATGTGGCGCGCGAGGGCCGCCTCGTATTCGGCCAACCGCTCGCCGCCAATCTCGCGCGCCTGCTGCCCGCAGTCGGCCCACGTCGGGGCGCAGGACTTGCACAGCCACTCCCCATCCTCGCAATGATGGGCGAGGTCGCCGGGGCGGATAATGGCGCCGCAGCCGTCGCAGCGCTCGGCGCAGTCGTCAATGGTCTGCCTGCTCATCTCCCACCTCCCGCCACCTGGGCGGCGATGGCGCGCAGGACGGACAGGCCGGGGGCGTTGGGGCGGAGCTGGCCGGTGATCTGACCGGCCCGCGCCGCCTGGGGATAGGCGGCGGCGCGCGGGATCGGGTCAAACACCATCAGCATCCCGCCATAGCCCTCGTACAACTCGTCGAGCGCTTCGCGATGCACCGCCAGCTTGGCGTTGTAGAGGGTCGGCAGCAGGCCGAGCACCTGGAGCCCGGGATTGATGCGGCGGGTGTCGGCGATCGCCTGGAGAATCGCCGGCACGCCATCGCAGGCCAATGCCTCGGTCTGCACCGGGATCAGCACCCCGGTCGCGGCGACCAGGGCGGAGGCTGTCAGCGCCCCGAAATGGGGCGGGCAGTCGATCACCACCGCCTCGGCGGCGGTATCACCCAGGGCGTCGCGCAGGACGCAGGGGCCGCCGATGGTGCGGGTCAGGTGGATTTCGGCATCGGCCAGCGTCGGGCCGGCGGGGGCCAGGGTCAGGCGGCCGGTGCCGGCGGTGCGCAGCGGCACGCCGATCGCGGACAGGGTGGTCTTGCCCAGCAGCACCCCGGCCAGCGTCCCCCGCTCGGGGTCGAGGGCGCGGGGGTCGAGCCCGACATGCAGGGTGGCGTGCCCCTGCGGGTCGGCATCGATCAGCAGGGTATCGAGCCCCGCCAGCGACAGCGCATGGGCGAGGTTGACGGCCGAGGTGGTCTTGCCCACCCCGCCCTTGTTGTTGGCAATCGCGACAATCGTGGTCATCGGGTCGGCTCCCTCGATGGCGGGCTGCGAACCGCGTTCGCAGCGGTGGGTCAGATGCCGGTGCGGCGGGCGCGGCTGGCCAGGGCTTCGGCCTCGGCGGCGCACTCGGCACACAGCACGGTGTGGGGCAGGACGGCGCGGCGGGCGGCGGCGATCGGCTTGCCGCAGGTCTCGCAGTCGCTGGCGGCCGGGCGGCGCGCCGGGGGCGCAACGCGGCGGCGGTCGAGCGCGGCGGCGCGGTGCAGCTCGTCAATCTCTTGGGCGCGGTCGATGATGTCGGGCATTACTCGGTCTCGGCGGTGGGGGCGCCGTCGCCGATAGCGACGGGCGCGGTGGAGCGGGCCAGGGCCCAGGCCAGGTAGTCGGCGACCAGGGCGAGGGCCTCGGCGCTGGCCAGTAATTCGGGCGCGTCCGAGCGCGGCGGGCGGCCCCGGCTGGCCATCTCAGCGGCCTGCCTGCTGGGCGGCCTGGATCGACCGCCACAGGGCGGCGACGGCCTCGGTGGCGGCTTCGGCGAGCGGGACCAGATCCTGAAGACCCTGGTCTTCGAGGCGAATAGCGATGATTTCCAGGTCGCCATCGATCCGGCTGTAGGCCGCCAGCGTCATCGGATGCTGGTGGGCGGGGAGATCGCGGAGGGGCATCGCTTAGGCCTCCTTCGCGGCGGCGAGGGCTGCGGTGGCGTCCCTCCACGCCAGCCCCTGCGATGCCCGCTGACCGCTGAACGGTTCGTCAACGATGGCGTCCATCAGATTCGTGAGGGCGGCAACCAGCTTGGCGTTGACGGCAGTGAGGCGGGCGAGCTCGGCCCGCGCCGCGTCATGCTCTCGTTGGAGTTCCCGCTTTTCCCGCTGCTCCAGATCGATCAGTGCACGCAGCGCCTCGGGATCGCAGCCGGCGGCGCGGTCGGCGGTCTCGGGCTGGGGTGTGGTGTTGGTCTGGTCGCTCACGGTGCACTCCTACATTACTCGGTTATAGTATTCGGTGATCAGGGCGCGAAAATTACACTCCACGGCTTGCAAGTGGTTCCGGTCGTCATCGCAAATAGGCCAAGTAGATTTGGCCAGATGGGAGATCAAGCGGATAGACTGTTCAATCGCTCTGTTCAGCTTGGCGTTGACGGCGGTGAGGCGGGCGATCTCGGCCTCGGCGCGCTCGGTACGACCGCGCCAGACGGCGATGACGCTGTCGTCTTCAGCAATCGCGAAAGCCATCTTCTCCAGCTTCGTCGCCTTGGCGTGGTCATAGGCCATTTCGTCCCCTCCGAAATTCGGCCCCGCCTGCGAACGCCGTTCGCAGGCGGGGCCAGTTGCCTCCACGGGCCAGCGGAAGATCAGCGGGAGGCTGATGGGGGTATCATGAACATTTCGTTCATAGTCCGTCAACAACAAAACGTTCATGGCTTCGCCGTGCGGCGTTGCCGATGCTCTTTATGGTTGGTCTTGGCTACTGATGACGCGAAGGAAGGGGGTGCAATTGAAGGTGGACAGCGATCCGATTGAAGGCTTTATCAAGACAATCACAGGATCGTTGATAGCATTGTCGCAAGGCATCCTATGACGATCCCAACAGCTCAGGAGGAGGCGGAGACGCTCCGGAGCCGCCTTTACCGTAATTTTGAGCCGACAGCTTGGCACGGAAGCGGTCTTTCTCCGGTCAATCAGGTGATGGTCGGACTGGTGCTGGTGAGCGTCGCCCTGTTTGTTCTGGGCACGGAGCCGTCTCTGTCCGAGCAATGGGGAGGCTTCCTCCAGTCGCTTGACCTGTCGGTCGCCGTCCTGTTCGCCCTCGAATACGGCGCGCGATTATGGGCGGCGGGAGAGATCGCGCATTATCGCGGGTGGCGCGGGCGACTTCGGTGGGTGGTTCGGCCGATGTCGCTGATTGATCTGGTGTCTTTTTTGCCGACACTCTTGTTTTTGGGGGCGAGCGATACATTTATTTTGAGAATGTTGCGTTTGCTCCGCCTGTTTCGGATCGCGAAACTTGGGCGTTATTCAACATCTATTTTGTTGGTGGAGTTGACGGTTCGTCGCTGCCGTCGTGAATTGGCGGTTACACTTGCCATCGCCGCCTGTGTTCTTCTTGTATCGGCTACTCTGCTGTGGATCGCGGAGGCCGACGCCCAGCCGGAAACTTTCGGGAGTATCCCCAGGGCGTTGTGGTGGAGTGTCGTCACTCTGACCACAGTTGGGTATGGCGATGTCTACCCGTTAACAGTTGCGGGAAGAATTCTCGGTGGATTGGTCGCGTTGATTGGTATCGGCATGATTGCGATGCCGGCGGGGATTTTGTCTGGGAGTTTTGTTGAGGCATCGCGGGTACTGCGCCGCCGCCGCCGTTTGTTCAGGCGGATTCAGGGGCGTCGATTGGCGCGGCGGCCGTAAGGTAAATGGCCTGCCAGGTCAGCCGAGGTGCCGCCCCAGCCAGATCACCCGGCCGATCACGGTGACGGAATCGGGGGGGATGTCGTTCCAGGTCGGATAGGCCGGGTTGTCGCTCCGCATCGTGACGTGGCGGGTGTCGGGGCGGAAGGAGCAGCGCTTGACGTAGACCTCTCCCTCGACATCCAAAACGAACAGCCCCTCTTTCCGCAAGCTGACCTGGGTGCGATCGACCAGGACGTGGTCGCCGTCATGCAGGGTATCCCACATTGAGTCTCCGCACACACGGACCACCGCCAGTTGATCCGGTGTGGCCGATGTGACACGGCGCAGCCAGTCAAGCCGATAGAAATTAGAGTGGATAGGCGCGGGGGTGTTCTCGGTATCGACACCAAACCCCGCAGAAACCCGCATGTCGTAAACGGGGATCGCGACGTAGACCTCATCTCCATAGGTCAACTCGTTCCCGTCTGCTTTGCTTGATGGGGCTGGGATGTCGGAAACGTCGCCGATGTCGAAAATATAATTTGGCGTTACGTTGAACAGCTTGCAGATCGCCATCAGCATGTCGAAGTCAGGCTGGCGAACGTTGCGGACATAGTTGCCATAACGTTCGGCGCTGATCTCCAGCCGGCGCGCCACTTCGGCGTCCGTCAGGCCGCGCGCGGCGGCGAGCTGTCGTAGCTTTGTCCCGATTTTGATCATCGATAACAGTTTGTTCATGGGAGGCACCGCCCCGCCATGAACGTTATGTTATTGACTGGGAAAAACGGATTGTTCATAATCCGCCCCATGAAAAACAAATCGTTCATGATTATCGAGAAGCTTGGCGGCCGCGATGAGGCGTTTGCCGCCATGGCAGGCTCAGGATACCGGGGCGAAATGGCCGCGCTGCGCATGATGATTTCGCGCGGACGCCTTTCGGCCGAGGCGATGCGGGCGCTGATGATGGCGGCCGACAAGGCGGGGATTTCCTACGACGCGAGCGACTTCGTCGTGTCCGGCGCCAGCGCCGGGGCGGGGTCGTGGTGTGATCCGGCCGCCGCCGCAGGCGGCATGGCCTGAGGCGTCCGCACCAGCTCGCGCAGCATCCGCGCGGCGGCGGGGCGTCCGAGCGTGTCGAGGGTGGCGGCGGCGTCTGACAACAGGCCGTCGAGGTCGAAGGGCTGGGGCATCGGTGGCTCCAAAGGGGCTCTGGGAACGGCCCAAGGTGGCACGGACAAGGGGAAATGCAATGGGGGTCGGCACCATCAATTTTCTAGCGTTCGGCGCGGTCGGCGATGCGTTTCGCGCGTGGTGCGCGCCGTACCCGGCCAAGGCACTTGCCACGCAATTCGGCGTGGTCGAGGCCACCGCCGAGCGCTGGCGGGTCGGCAAGCTGCCCGAGCCCCGGCATCTGGTCCGCATGGTCGAGGTCTGGGGCGCGCCGTTTCTCAGTTTCATCTTCGCCCCGGCGGTCGCCCAGACCCGCGACGACCTGCTGGGCGACCTCGACGCGATCGAGGCCCACGTCGCCCTTATCCGACAGAGGATGGCCCATGCCCAACAACATTCCGCCGATCTCCGCGCGGCTCTTGACGCGGCTGGCGTGGTGGCTGGCCGTGATGGCCGGCCTGCTCGCCCGATTGCCGGAGCCGCTCAACCGGGCGGCGGCGCGGCTGGCACTGCTGGCGCGACGGCGCGCTCTCGGCGCCGCCGGGCGTGGGAGACGCTGGCCGTCCTGCTGATGCTGTCGGCGGCGATCCATGAGCCAATCGCGGCGGCACTCGATGACGCCGCGCCGTGGACGCGCCTTGTCCGCACCGGGCGCGCCGGGCGGAGGACCGAAGCATGAGCGCGGCGGCGGTCGAGATCCTGCTGGCCGGGGTTCGCTACATCGGCATCGGTGGGGTGCTGATGCTGCTGACCATGCTGGCCGATGGCCTGTCGCGATGAGCGCGGTGGAGGATCACGGCTGCGCGGTCTGCGGGGCGTTCGGGGCCTGGGGCCAGCATCCGCCCGGCCCGGGTGGCTGGCGCAAGGGAATCGTCTGGTATTGCGCCGCCCACCGTCCGCCGGCCCCGCGCCCGATCGAGCCCGACCAGCCCCCCGTGCCGCCGCCCCCGGCGCGCCAGGGGAATTTGTTTTGAATTCGGAGGGATGGCCCATGTGCGAGCCCGCTTCCCCCCGCGCGAGCCTGCCCGGTTTCGGGCTGGCGCGGGCCATCCTTCTGCGCTACCGGGCGATGTGGCCGCTGGCCAAGATCGTCGCCGACCTGGCGCCGGTGGCTGGCGCTCGCGCCGTGGCCGCCCATCTGGCCGCCTTGGCGGATGGATTGGAGCGGGTGCCATGACTGATCGTCTTGTCACCTTCTGCGACGATCTGGGCGCGGTGCTGCTGCACACCGACGGATGGCGGGTCCAATGGTTCGCCAATGTCGGCACCTATCACGGTGCGTTCGCGCCGCATTTCGCCTTTCTGCCGATCGAGCCGGATGCCGGGGCGGCCCCGCCCCGTCAGGTGGCGGAATGAACGGGGGGCGCGCCATGCCCCCCGCCGGGGATCGGTCAGGCTGCCGCGCGGCGGCGGGCCAGCTCGGCAAGAGCGGCTTGCGTCAGGAAGGCGGAACGGTTGTCGCTGATCGCGTCGATCTCTTCGAGCAGGCTTTCATCCAAGGTCACGGTGATCTGTTTGGGCCGGCTCGGCATGACGGCAAGAATCAGGACCACGCACACAATCGTTCCGGCGAACTCAGGATTCTGGAGAACGGACTGAATCGGGGTCGGGACCGGAATCGGGTCATTATCCTCCGCCATCAGGGCGATATGGCCGTTCAGGGCTTCGGTGCCGGCGGTAATGGCTGCCTCAATTGTATCCCCGCCGGAAACACAGCCCGGAAAATCGGGAAAGATGATGCCGAAAATACTGTTCGGCTCCTTGTCGATCACAGCGGGATAAGCGCGTTGCATGGGAGTCTGTTCCTCTCACGTCAGCATGTCGAGATCGACCGTCAGCGCCTCGGCGATGGCCTTGAAGGCGGCGACGGTGCCAGTGCGCTTGCCGGTCTCGATCCCCGACAGATAGCCGATGCTGAGTCCGGTCCGGTCGGACAGGGCGCGGATGGTCAGGCCGCGATGATCGCGGTAGACCCGCACCGGGTTTTCTCCGGCGATCAGGCGGGAGACGACTTCGGTTGGAAAGCACTCTTCTTCCTGAGCGGCAAGGATCGCGGCAAGGGCCAGATCGTCTTCCAACCGCTCGGCGTCAACGGCGCTATCGTCGGGGTACATCATCGCTCACGCGGCGTTGAGGGGCTGGATCTGCTCGATGTCCTGGGTTTCCTGCGCGACCCTGGCAAGATCGTATTGCGATTGCAGGTTCAGCCAGAATTCCGGGGTGGTGCCGAAGTAACGCCCAAGCCGCAAGGCGGTATCCGCCGTGACCGGGGTTTCCTCGCGCGCCAACCGCTCAATCCGGGTACGCGACACGCGGCAGGCGGCGGCGAGGGCATAGGGCGTCAGCTTGAGAGGGACGAGGAATTCCTCGCGCAGGATTTCGCCGGGATGGATGAGGATGATGGGGCGGATCATGGTCTGCTTCCCTCCTCAGTGGTCGTCGGTGATTTCGACGTCCTCGGCGGCACCATTGGCCCACACAAAGCAGATGCGCCATTGGTCGTTGATGCGAATGCTGTGCTGTCCGGCCCGGTCGCCTATCAGGGTGTCGCGGTGATCACCACCGATCTGCTATCCGCCCAATCCGGGCAGGAAACTCTTGAGAATCAGCGCCAGCACGCCGAAGCCGATCCCGCCGACCATCCATTTGATGATGCCCAATTCCGCCTTCAGGGCGGCGACATCCATTCGGATCGGCTGCAATTCGGTCTGGAGGATGGGCTGGGTTACAACCGTGTCATGCAACGCCGCGTCAAGGGCGTGGGCGTGGGCGCGGGCCTGATCCTCGGGAACCCCGGCGGCCTTGAGAGTTTCCAGATAAGCCAGTTTGTCGAATGTCACGGCGCTCATCGCGGCAGCTCCTCTGCTGGGATCAACATCGGGGGCTTGACCGGCGACGTCAAGGGCGGCATGGTGGTCGGCGGAGGCGTCGAAACCTCCGAAGACAGTGTGAGCGGCCGCCACCCCGAGAGCATCGTGGCCTTTTTCATGCCCGGAGACCGTCCGGCGCATGTCCCGCTCTGGCGGGAGGGCGAGGAATATAACACCCGAAAGGGGAATAACTCCGCCCGAAGCCTGCCTCACACCAGTCTTCCGGGTTTCGAACCTCCCGCCACCAGCATGGCCGTCGAAAGCCTTGCTGTTGGCGCCTGCAACGCCAGTGTGAGGGCTTCAGCATGAACGCCACGAGTCCGTCTCCCGTCACGGTCGAGACACTGACCCCGGCTGCCTATCAGGGTGTCCCGGTCATCACCACCGATCTGCTTGCCGCCGTTTACGGCGCGAGCGCGAAGAACATCAGCGACAACTACCTGAACCACACTGATCGGTTCATCACCGGAAAGCACTTTTTCAAGGTGGTCGGGGACGAACTCCGCGCCTTGAAGAACAGACCCGATTTTATCGGGTCTGTCGGTCGGAATGCGAACGCCCTGCTGCTCTGGACCGAACGCGGCGCAGCCCGCCACGCCAAGATGCTGGACACCGACCAAGCCTGGGAGGTGTTCGAGAAGCTGGAGGACGCCTATTTCCGCCCGGTCGAGGCCGCGCGGCAGCAGGATGCCGCCCCCGAGGTCGAGGCCCGCCCCCAGACCCAGACCGCCGCCGCGATCAAGGCCGAACGCCTGCTGATCCGCGACCGGCTTGAATTGATCCGTCAACAGCGGCTGATGCTGGAGGCCATCCAGAACGCGGCCGGACCGGGGGCGATGGTGGCGTTGGCCCGGAAATACGGCCTGCTCGATGACGTCGCCGCGTTGGCCCCGAGCGATCAGCCCAATAGGCCCCAGTCTGATTTCAGGCCGGGAACCGGGGTGTTGGTGCTGGCCGACCAGATCGTTGCGTTCGATTTGACCGACACCGATCTCCGCGACGGAGAATGCGGGGTGATTGTGCGGGATTATCATCTCCACCGCCTGCCCGTCGTGTCGTCGATCCGCCGGGTGTCTGGCGATCGGCCCGATCTGGATGGTGGGGCGCATCTGCCGTCGCTATCCCCCGCCATCACCAGCCTGTATGGCGCGCCGTCCAACACGGCTTGCCGCGTGCTGGGGCGTGTCCTGGATATCCGCAAGGTGTCGCGATGACCCTCCCCCTCGCGTTTCTCGACGAGCTGCGCACCCGGCTGCCGCTGGCGTCGGTGATCGGCCGGCGGGTCAAGCTGGAAAAAAAGGGCCGCGAGCATCATGGCTTGTGCCCGTTCCACACCGAAAAATCGCCTTCGTTCACCGTCAACGAGGATAAGGGCTTCTTCCATTGCTTCGGCTGCGGCGCGCATGGCGACGTGATCGAGTTCGAGGCGCGGGTTTCCGGTCTGTCGTTCCTCGACGCGGTCGAGCGGTTGGCGGCGGAGGCCGGGATGGAGATCCCGCGCGCCACCCCGGAGGAGCGCCAGCGCGATGCCGTCCGCGCCGGGCTGCATCAGGCGCTGGAAGCGGCCTGCGCGTGGTTCGAGGCGCAATTGCACGCCCCGGGCGGGGCGGCGGCGCGCGGCTATCTGCATGGGCGCGGGTTGTCGGATGAGACCATCGCCCGGTTCCGCCTGGGCTGGGCGCCGGCCGGGGGCGCGGCGCTGCTGCGCGGGCTCGATGGCCGGCGCTATCCCGAGGCGCTGCTGATCGAGGCCGGACTGGCCCGGCGCGGCGAGGATGGAGGGGTACGCGACCTGTTCCGCGGTCGGGTCACCTTCCCGATCACCGACCGGCGCGGGCGGGTGATCGCCTTTGGCGGGCGGCTGCTGGGCGACGGACAGCCGAAGTATCTCAATTCGCCCGAGACCCCGCTGTTTGACAAGGGCGGGGTGGTGTTCGGCCTGTCCCAGGCGCGCGAGCAGGCCGGCAAGGTGGGCCGGGTGGTGGTGGTCGAGGGCTATCTCGACGTCATCGCCCTGCATCAGGCCGGCTTGCCGCTGGCGGTGGCTCCGTTGGGGACCGCTTTCACCGAGCGGCAAATGGAGGCCCTGTGGCGGATCGCGCCGGAAATCGTCGTCGCCTTTGACGGGGACGCGGCCGGCCAGGCCGCCAGCGAGCGCGCGGTGGATCGGGCCTTGCCGCTGCTGACCGCCGCCCGCGCGGTGCGGGTGGCGCGGCTGCCGGCCGGCATGGATCCCGACGAGCTGGTCAAGGCGCGCGGGATCGAGGGGATCAAGCGGGTGATCGGGGGCGCCATCTCGGCGGCGGATGAGGTGTGGTGGGGCGAACATCGCGGCGCCCATGCCGACACGCCGGAGCGGCTGGCGGCGCTGGAGGCCCGGCTGTGGCACCGCGCGGCGCAGATCGCCGACCCGGTGACGCGGCGGGCGGTGCTCGATCGCTGGCGGGAGCGGATGCGGCGGCGGTATCGCGCCGCCGGGCCGGTGTTGCTGGTTGGCCGGTCGCGCCGCGTCACCGCCCCGCGCGCCGGGGCACCCTGGCTGCGCGAGGTGTGGCAAGCGGCGCTGGAGGCCGCCGCCGGGTCCAAGGTGTCGGGATGGCTGCGCCAACAGGGGATCGACCCCGAGGCGGTGGCGCGCCGGATCGGCGGGGTCGGGCTGGTGCGCGGCAAGATCGTCACGGGCAAGCCGGCGGGTGGCCAGGATTGGCCCGGCGCGCCGCGCCCCCGGCTGTGGAGTCCGGCCCCCGACGATGCCGCCGCGCCGTCGCTGCTGCTGCTGCCGGTGTGGGCGGTCGGGCCGGACGATCCGGCGCCGCTTGACCTGGTGGCGTGGGATCCGCGCCGGGCGGCGCCGGCCCCGCTCGCCACCCTGACCGGCCATGCCGCCCTGCTTGGCGAGGGTGTCGCGGTCGAGGCGATGGCGCTGGAGGCCGACGGCCTGGTCAAGCCGGTCGCCGTGGTCGGCAGTCCGCTGGCGTGGCTGGCCGATATCGCCAGCGGTCGGGACAGCGTGATGGTGATCGATTGGGGCCGCGCTTGGGAGGCGCTTGGCCCTCTCTCCACCCTGGTGGCCGAAACAATCGAATTGGGGGAGGCGCTGGATCGGCACGTCCGGCCAAGCATCCGCCGGCCGCGAATCCAGGTGGTCGCGGCGGCGGTGACGGGAGATGCGGCATGACCGGCGCAATCGATCTGGCCAAGGCCAAAAAGGAGCGGTCGCGCGGCGGTGCGGGGGGCGGCGTTGGGCTGCCGGAGGGGCCGCTGGAAAAGAAACTGAAAGACGTTTCCAAGAAATTCGCCTTGGTGATGTTGGGCGGCAAGGCGCGCATCCTTTATGAGACCCACAATTTCCAACGGCGGCCGGTGGTCGAGATCTGGGGGATCAAGGATTTCCTGGAGTGGCAGAACGAACACCGCGAATTCGACCCGGAAACCAACAAAATCGTTGGGTTGGGCGATTGCTGGATCAAAAGCCCGCTGCGGCGACGCTTCGCCGGGATCGAGTTTGCCCCCGAAGGCATTCCCGAGGAAGTGTGCGGCAATCGGTTCTTCAACTTGTGGCGCGGGTTCACGGTCGCGCCGGCGGAGTATTACCCCGACCCGAAAGAGCATTTGGCCCATATCCCGACCTTCGCCGATCACATTCGGAAAAATGTCGCACGCGGCAACCGGGAAATCGAGGCGTGGGTGTGGGGGTGGTTTGCCGACCTGATCCAGCACCCGGAGCGCAAGGTGGGAACCTCGCTGGTGCTGCGCGGGCGCCAGGGGACCGGCAAGAGCAAACCCGGCGAAATCGTCGGGCGATTGCTCGGCGAGCATTACGTCAAGATTGCTCAATCCAAGCATCTGACCGGAAATTTCAACGCCCACATGTTCAATTGCCTGCTGTTGCAGGCGGATGAGGGCTTTTGGGCGGGTGACAAGGGCGCGGAAGGTGTCTTGAAAGACCTCGTGACCGGCGAGGTTCATATGCTCGAAAAAAAGGGCATTGATGGGGTTCAGGTTCGGAACCTCATTCGGCTTTACGTGACCTCGAATAATGCCTGGGTGGTGCCGGCGGCATTTGAGGAGCGCCGGTTTTGCGTGCTGGATGTTGGCGACGGCAACATGCAGGACACCGATTATTTCGCCAGAATGGACGCGGAAATGGAGGCCGGCGGGCTGGCGCACCTGCTGGCTTATTTGGTGCGGTTCGACCTCGGCACGGTCAATCTCCGCAAGATCCCGATGACCGAGGCGCTGTGGGAGCAAAAAGTCTGCACCATGCCGCTGCTCAATCACTGGTGGCTGGGCAAGCTGCGGGACGGGCGTTTGCTGCCTTATGGCGAGGATTGGACTTCCGACGTGCCGACCCAGATCCTCTATGATGACTATTCAAAATACTCCGAAAAGATCAGTCGGGAACGCAAGCTGCCAATCGAGGATTGGGCCGTCAAGCTACGGGACTTATTGCCTCGGCACTTTACCGCAGGCCAGAAGGTTCGTGTCCCCGATTACAAAGATGGGGTTTGGCTGGTCGATGCCAACGGAAGTAAAGCCTGGAAGCGCATTCGGGGCTGGAAGAATTTCCCCAGCCTGGGAGAGTGCCGGGAGCATTTCGAGCGGCTCGCCCACTGGAAATTCGAGTGGGGAGACGAAACCGAGGATGGCGGCGGCTTGGCCCCCTCTCCCGCAGGCGGGGAAAAAGTCCCGGCCGGGGATGATGGCGGCTGCTTCGACGGCCTTTGAGTAAGGGCGCTTGTCCGCCCTTGTCCGGGGGGTAAGGCCTCCCCCCGGACAGCGGAGAAGCGCAGAAAACCGGGCTTTGTCCGGGGTGTCCGGGCTGTCCGGGTTTTTTCCTCGCGCGCGCGTGCGCGTATATGCGCGTGAGCGCGTGAGAGATTGGGGCGGACACCCCGGACACCCCGGACAAAAGCAGGCAAAGAGCGGGTTTTAGCTGTCCGGGGGGCTGTTTTTAACCCGGACAAGGGCGGACAAAGGAGACGCAAGCAAGATGACGACAGATACCGACACCACCAAGTCCTCCCGGCGCCGGACCAGGCCTCGGATTGTTTACGCCACCGCCGCTGATCGGGATGCCGCCGCCCGGGTCGTCCCGCCCGCCGCCGCTCCGGGGGCAAGGGCCAAGATCGTCGCCAGCGGGCCGGGGCACGTCACCGCCGCCTTGGTCCCGGTGCGGCGCGGTTCCTCCCGGCCGGCCGATCCGGTCGAGCAGGAGATCCGCCTCGCCCTGCGGCTGGCGATGCGGGTGGTGGCCCGCCTCGCCGGAGTGATCCCCGGCCTTGGCCGTCTGCGCGGATCCTGCTCGGGAGAGATCCTCGACCGCCTCGCCAACGGTCCCACCGGAAAAAATACGGGGGTCCCCGATGAGACGGTGGACATGGTCGAGACCGTGGTGGGGTGGGTCCGGTCCTACGTCGCCGATCCGATCGATCAGCGCTTGGTGTTGGCCTGGGCGACCGGTGCGAGCTGGGCCGCTTTGGTCGAGGCCGACCCCCTCGGACGTCAGCAGCGGCAACTCTCCAAGATCCTTGGCAACAGCATTAGGGCCATCGCCGCAGGGCTTCTTTCTCAGGGCCGCGAAAAAGAGATTGCCGAGAGTGCCGAGATCTTGCTATGAAAAACTATATCGTGTCCTTCATGCGCCCGCCGAAAGAGATTTCGGCGGGCGTTTTGCGTTCCGATGGGGAGGGCGGGTCCTTCCCCGGCCCAACCCAAATACGGGTAATGCGCACCGCGATGTGGTGCCAGTTTCGTGGAAAATCAAAGGCTAAAGTCTGTTTAGCGCGGTAAAGTCGCTAAAGAGCGAGCCTAAACACAGGCGAAAGTCCCATGCCGGTCGTGACCAAGGGGGCTTACGCGGCGCATCGCGGCGTGTCCCCTGGCCGCGTCTCGCAATGGATCGCCGCCGGATTGCTCGCCGACGCCCTGGTGGGCGAGGGGCGGGCGGCGCAGATCGACGTGGAGCGGGCCGATGCGGCGCTGCGTCGGTCGCTCGATGTCTCGCAGGTGATGGGCCAGGGGCGGACACTTCCGCCGCCCCCGGTGGCGGCTCCGGTGGCGGCGGCGGCTCCCGCCGCGCCGGGGCCGTTGCTCCCGGTCGCCGATGACGACGCGGCCCGGATGCAGCGGGCCAAGGCCAACAGCGCGGAGATGACCGCCGAGCGCCAGCGGCGCGAGCTGCTGGAGGAGCGCGGCATTTACCTGCGGGCGGCCGAGGCGCGCAATGCCTTCAGCCGGGCGCTGTCCGGCTGGGTATCGGCCACCGAGACCTTTCTCGCCACCGATCTTGCAACGGCGCTGGCGGAGGCGGTGTCCGAGGCGCACGCGCAGGGACGGGTGCTTGATCGCCGCTCGCTGGCGATCCTGCTGCGAACGCGGTTCGCAGCCTTTCGGACCACGCGGGCAACGGCGGCGGCGGAACAGGCCGAAGCGGTCGCTCCCCTTATTGCCGACCCGCCCGATTTGCTGGAACCCCTTGCAGCTGCGGAGTAGCCCCGATGGAGTTCGAGCCGCACCTCGCCAACCCGGAGCGGCTGGCGTTGGAGGTCCTGGCCGAAGTTCTGGCGCCGCCGCCGCCGGTTGACCTGCGGGCCTGGGCGATGACCCATCTGACCTTTGCCGAGGGTCCCCGCGCCGGCGGCCGCTACGTGGCCGAGGACTTCCCGTTTTTCGACCGGCTGTTCGAGGTTTTGAGCCCGGACCATCCCTGCCGGATCGTCAGCCTCAAGAAGGGCGCGCAGCTTGGCGGCACGGTGGTGGCGATGATCTTTGCCGCCGCCTCGACCGACCTTGACCCGGCGCAGTTGCTGTACGTCCATCCGACCGAGCCCAACGCCCGGCGGTGGATGCGCCTGAAATTCAAGCCCTTTATCAAAGGGGTGGAGCGGCTGCGAACCGCGTTCGCAACCGAGCGCGGGCGGGACGCCTCGGGGACGGGGTTTTACATCGAGCGCCGCGACGGGCGAGCGACGATCCAGCTTGCCGGGGCGGCCTCGCCATCGTCACTGTCGGAAATCTCGGTCAAGCGGCAGGTCCAGGACGATCTTGCCAAATGGCCGGAAGACAATGGCGCGGGCGATCCCGAGGGGCAGGCGGACAGCCGCAGCAAGGCCTTTGACGACGCCAAGATTTTTAAGGTCTCGACCCCGCTGGTGGCGGAAAGCTGCAAGATCACCAAGTCGGTGGCGGCCGGAACCGATGAGCGATGGCACGTCGCGTGCCCGCATTGCGGCAAGGTCGCGCCGCTCGACTGGGACAGCATGCGGATCGCCCTTGAATCGGGCGAGGCGGACCCGGATGACCCTTGTTTCGTCTGCCCGACCTGTCATGGGCACATCCACGAATACCATCGCCCGCGCTTCAACGACCCCGCGCGGGGCGCCCGGTGGGTCGCCAAGCACCCGGAGCGGGACGGCTATCACGTCTCGTTTGAGCTGCCGAGCTACCTCAGCCCGTTGGCGCGCTGGCCGGTCATGGCGCACAAGTGGCTGTCGGTTCGCGGCGATCCAAACGGCGAGCAGGCCTTTTACAACGACTGGCTCGGCCGGGCCTACAACCGGGCCGGTGAGGCCCCGCCGGCCGAACTGCTGTATCAGCGGGCGGAAGAGCACGGGCACCGGCGCGGGATCATCCCGCTCGGCTATCCGCTGCTGACGATCGGCATCGACTGCCAGGGCGACCGCGTCGAGGCGCAAGTGGTGGCCTGGGGGCGCAACCGTCACCGGGCGGTGGTCGATTATCTGGTGATCGGCGGCCACATCACCGACGATGCCGCCCGGGCGGATCTGGACCGGCTGATGGCGCGCAAATGGCCCAACGAGGCCGGCGGGCTGGTCGAGCCGGATCTGGTGGCGATCGATGCCAACGTATACACAGATGACGTGTACGCCTGGGTCAAGCGCCACCCGGCCTCGCGGCTGGTGATGGTGCGTGGGGCCAAGGGCGACGGCGCCGAGATCATCGCCCCGGTGCGGCGCGATGCCGAGGGCAAGGGCCGGCGCAGCCGGGTCCGGACCTTCGGCAACCGCTTTTACAATGTCGGCGTCAGCAGCCTGAAGGCGACGCTGTACGAATTCTTGAAGCGCACCGACCCGTTGGCACGCGGTCATGTCGCCTTTGCGCGGGGGCTGGGCCTCGAATATTTCGCGCAGTTGACCTCCGAGACCCGGCAGGAGGTGGTGACCAGCGGCGGCCGCAAGCTCTGGCGCTGGAAACCCAAGCCCAACGCGGCCAACGAGGCCCTCGACAATATGAACTACGCCGAGGCGGCGGCGGTGCTGCGGGGGTTGCTCCGCTACACCGACGCCGATTGGGACGCCCTGGCGGCCGAGCGGGAAAAACCGCCGGCCGGCGGGCAGCAGCTCGACCTCGAACACCACATGCTGACCGCGCCGCCAAAACCGGCGCGGTCGGCGCCCGTCCCGCCGCCGGATCCCCCGGCGGCGCCACCAGCCTCGGGCCGGGGCCGCGACCTGCTGTCGCGGCTGGCCTGAGGCGCGCGTCTCGGACCGCGCGCCCCCGGCCCCGGGGGCTGCTCCACCCCCGGGGCCACCCCTTTCGAAAGGTCTGCCCATGCCGCCGCCGTTGACCGAGGCCCAACGGGCCGCGCTTGAGACCCAATTGGCGACGCTGGAGGCCGCCTATGACGCGGCGATCAGCGGCACCCGCCTCGCCTCGGTCGGGTCGGTCGGGCGCAGCGTCACCTATGGCCCGGCCGATGCCGCCGCCCTGCGCGTCCGCATCGCCGAGATCAAGGCCCGGCTCGGGCTGACCCGCCGCGTCGCTCTCCGCCCCCATTTCTGAGGTCCGTCATGACCGCGCTCCCGCTCCGCCGCGACATCAGCCCGATCGTCGGCCCGCGCGGCGAGGCGCTGCCCGGCCCCCGGGCGCGGATGAGCGAATCCTTGGTCGCCTATCAGGCGGCCGACCCGGTGTCGCAGGAGTTGGGCGGCTGGGCGCCGATCAGTGGCTCGGCCGACCGCGATGTCCTCTACGAACAGCGCACGATCGTCGATCGGGTCCGCGACCTGGTGCGCAACAACGGCTGGGCCTCGGGTGCGGTCCAGCGCGAGATCGATGCCATCATCGGCGCCAATTTCAGACCCGAGCCTTACCTCGACCACGAGGCGCTGGGGATCAGCTTCGAATCGGCGGTGGCGCTCGGCGACGCCTTCGAGGCCGAATGGACCCTGGTCGCCAATGACCCGCAGCGCTTTTTCGACGTGACCCGCCACGACGATTGGCACGGGCTGGCCGGGCTGTTGTGGCGTCACAAGCGGATCGACGGCGAGGCCCTGGCCACCATCCTGTGGCGCCCCCGGGCGGGGGCGCGTTACGCCACCTGCCTGCGGGTGATCGATCCCGACCGCCTGTCCAACCCGGACGGGCGGCCGGACGATGACACCCTGCGCGGCGGCGTCGAGCTGGACGAGGACGGCGCGGCGGTGGCGTATTGGCTGCGCAAGGGCCATCCGCGCGACATCGGCGTTTCGGCGCTGGAGGGCTGGGAGTGGGAGCGGGTTCCGCGCGCGACCCCCTGGGGTCGACCGATGGTGATCCACGATTTCGACCGCCAGCGCGCCGACCAGCACCGGGGCCTGTCGGCCTTCGCCCCGGTCTTAAAGAATATGAAAATGCTGGACCGCTACCAGGCGGCCGAGCTGGCGGCGGCGCTGCTCAATGCCACCCTGGCCGCGTTCATCGAGAGCCCGTTCGACCACGAGTTCCTGATGGAGTTGCTGGGCGAGAGCAGCGGCGAAGCCGCGTTCGAGAAGTACCAGGGCCGCCGGTCCGATTTCCACGCGGCGCGCGGCATCAACCTCAATGGCATCCGCGTTCCCGCGCTGTTCCCCGGCGAAAAGATCGAGTTTTTCCAGGCGGCCCGCCCGTCGCCCCAAATGGAATCCTTTACGGCGTCGATGCTGCGCAACTATGCGGCGGCGATACCGACCCACACCGCCGAGACCGTCTCGCTCGACTACCGCGGCGTCAATTATTCGTCGGCGCGGGCGGCGGCGCTGGTCGCCGGCCGCTCGATCACACGCGAGCGGCTGACCTTCGGCGCCCGGGTCGGCTCGCAGGTCTACCACGCGGTGATCGAGGAGGCGGTCTTGACCGGGCGGGTCCAACTGCCGGCGGGGGCGCCGCCGTTTCACGCGGCGCGGGAGATATACCTCGGGGTGGACTGGATGGGGCCGCCGCAAGGCTGGGTTGACCCGGTTAAGGAGGCCCAGGCCGCGCAGGTCCGGATCGAGGCCGGCCTCTCGACCCTCAAGGCCGAATGTGCCGCCCAGGGTCAGGATTGGCGCGACGTGGTCCGCCAGCTCGCCCGGGAAAAGGCCGAGTTGGCCAAATACGGCCTGCAACCGGCCGATATCGCGACGGTGCTGGCGATCAAGCCGGCCACCGACCAGCATCCCGACGCCTGAAAGGCATCTGATCATGCTCCTGACCCCGCCCGCTGCCGCCGCGCGCGGCGGCATCCGCTACGGCCACCTGCTCAGTAAGGTGGTCAACCGCCCGCTGTTGACCATCCCGCTCCGGGCGCTGACCTTGCTCGGCCTGCTGGCACCGCGTGCCGGGGTGCGGGCCGACGATATCGTGGCGGGGGTCGAGGCGGCCGAGGGGCAGGGGCCGCTGCTGCTGTCCCGCCTGGTGGCCTCGGCCAGCGCCGCGCCCCGCATCCAGGGGTCGAAGGACGAGGGCAAGGCCTACCGGGTCCAAAGCGGGGTGGCGATCATCCCGGTGACCGGCGATCTGGTCCACGATCTCGGCACGCTCGACCCGGTGTGCGGCATGACCGGCTATGACGGCATCGCCGCCAAGCTCGATTTGGCCGAGAGCGATCCGGCGGTGCGGGGCGTGCTGCTGGTGGTGGACAGCCCCGGCGGCGAGGTGACCGGCTGCGCCACCTGCGGCGACCGGATCCGGGACTTCCTCGCCTGCAAGCCGCTGCGAACCGCGTTCGCGGATACCGGCTATTCGGCGGCCTGCTGGCTCGGCGCGCAGGGCGAGCGGGTCTACGCCCCGCGCACCGGCGGCACCGGCTCGATCGGGGTCATCACCCTGCACGCCGACCTGTCCCAGGCCTATTCCGAGGCCGGCATGGTGATCACGGTGCTGACCGCCGGGGCGCACAAGGCGGACGGCCACCCCTTCGGGGCGTTGCCCGAGGCGGTGGCGGCCAGCATCACCGCCGAGTTGGAGGGATTGCGCGGCCATTTCGCCGCCGCCGTCGCTCTCGGGCGCGGGATCGCGGTCGAGGATGTGCTGGCGACCGAGGCGCGCTGCCTGTCGGCCGCCGAAGCGCTCGATTTGGGGCTGATCGACGAAATTTTGAGCCCGGACGATGCCCTGGCCCAGTTTATTGCCGACCTTGACGGGGGCTCGACCGGGGTGACGGCGGCGCCGTCCGCCCATGCCTCCCGCAAAATCACCAGTAGCAAGAGAGGAGAGCCCGCGATGGGACCCAGCGCCAGCCGTAAACGTGTCTCCGACGCGCCGCCGCCGCCGCCCGAGGATGAGGAGGACGACGACGCTCCCGCCGCCGGGGGCGAGGAGGGCGAGGAGGACGAGGACCCCGCCGCCGAGGGCGAGGAGGACGAGCAGGAGGCGTCCGAGGCGGACGAGCCCGAGGACAAGACCCCCGAAGGCAAGGCGGCGAGCCGGATCAAGTCGATCCTGCACGCGCCGGAGGCCAAGGGTCGGCGCAAGCTGGCCGAGCATCTGGCGTTTTCGACCCGGATGTCGGCCAAGGAGGCGCGCAAGCTGCTCGCCGCCGCGCCCAAGGCGGCGCCGGCGGCGGGCAAGCCGCGCGGCAATGCCTCCGCCGGCCATTTCGAGCAGCTGATGGCCGGCCAGTTCGCCGGCCCGGCGCTGGGCGGCGGCGGTGGGGGCGACGGTCGCGGCGGCGTGCCCGGCGCGGCCCTGGCCGCCGCGATGGATCGCACCCTGGCCGCCGCCAACCTCGGCAAAAAGGGGCCGTAAATGACCACCTCCACCATGACCTACTTCACCGCCGCGCTCGAAAAGCGGCTCGGCGCGGTGCTGGCCGGCGAGGCGCCGGACGGGATCAGCCGCGAGAGCGCGACCCTGTTGGCCGGAGCGGGCGACCTGATCCTCGGCACCGTCCTCGGCGCCCGTTTGTTCGGCGGGCTGACCCTGGCCGCCGCCGCGACCAACACCGGCAACGGGGCGATCGCCTCGGCCGCGCTTGGCGTCGCCGCCAAGGTCGGGACCTACACCCTGACCTGCGTTGCCGCCGCCGCCAACGGCGGTCGGTTCCAGGTGGTGGACCCGGACGGTTACCGCCTGGGTGATGCCCTGGTCGGCACCGCCTATGCCGGCGCGCTGTCCTTCACCGTCGGCGACGGCACCACCGACTGGGCGGTCGGTGATGTCCTGACCCTCACCATCGCGGCGGGGGACGGCAAGCTGGTGCCGCTGGCGCCGGGGGCGGTGGACGGCACGGCGCGGGCGGCGGCGATCCTGCTGCAAAACGTCAGCGTCGGCACCACCGACGCGACCGCCCAGGTGCTGGTCCGGCTGGCGACGGTGATCGAGACCGGGCTGATCTGGCCCGACGCGATCACCGACACCGCCAAGGCGGCGGCGCTGTCGCGCCTCGGCCAGGCTCACATCCTCACCCGGACCAGCGCCTGACGCGCGGGAGACCTGCAATGCCCGATTTCAACTATCCCTTCACCGCAGTCGAGCTGACCCAGCAGATCGATCGCGTCCCCAATGTCTGGGAGCGGCTGGAGCCGTGGGAAAAGCAATATCCGCCGACCACCACCGTCGAGATCCAGTTCCGCGACGGGGTGGTGACGGTGCTGGAGGCGGCCGAGCGCGGTGAGCCCGGTCCCGACATCACCGCCGACAGCGAGTCCAGTGTCATCCTCAAGATCCCGCACATCCCGCAGACCGCGCGGATCAAGCCGGAGGACCTTCAGGACCGATGGGTCTTCGAATCGGGCCAGAAGCGCCTGCTGACCCTGGCCGACGCCACGACCCGGCAGTTGCTCAAGCTGCGGCGCAACCACGCGCAAACGCTGGAGCTGCTGCGCTGGGGTGCGCTCAAGGGGCAATTAATCTCCGGCGCCGGCAAGGTGCTGTATGACTTCTTCGAGGTCTTCGGGGCCACTCAGAAGACCTTCGATCTCGCGCTCGATGATGACGACACCGACGTCGAGGCGATCTGCGACGACATCCGCGTCTATCTGGAGGAGCACCTCCTCGGCGAGACGATGGACGGCGTGTGCTGCCGGGTCTCGCAGACCCTGTACCGCAAGCTGACCAACCATCCCAAGGTCAAGGAGATCTACCGTAACTGGTCCGGCTCGTTGGGCCTGGCCGAGGCCCGGGTCAAGGGCGAATTCCTGTTCGGCGGCATCAACTGGATCGCGGAGACCCACGTCGTCTCCAATATCAGCCGCCAGACGGTCAAGTTCCTGGCCGACGGTACCGGCATCGCCTACCCGACCGGCACCAGCGAGACCTTCCAGACCCACTTCGGTCCGGCGCATCACATCGGGATGACCAACCTCCCCGGCGCCGAGATCTTCGTGTCGCCGGAAATCCTGCGTCACGGCGCCGGGGTCGAGTTGCGGGCGCAAAGCAACCCGCTGCCGGTCTGCACCCGGCCCGAACTGCTGGTCAAGGTGGTTTCGAATTAGGAGGGAGGCCGAATTGAGTGACACCGCATCTTCCGCGACCGGCACCGACGGCGCCGCTGCCGTCGCCGCGTCGTCCGCCGCCCCGCCTGCGGCGACGGCCAAACTCGCCACGGGAAAGGCGGCCAAGGCGTCGCCGCCGCCGGACCCGGAGCCGGCGGCGGACGGCGAGACCGTCACCCTGACCGCCTCGGTGGTGCTTGACGGCGCCACCTGGGGGCCGGGGGTCCATCGCCACCTGTCCGCCACCCTCGCCGCCGCCCTGGTGGCGGCGGGCGGCACGGCGGGGGGCTGATGGCCGCCCGCTTCGACGCGGCGCTGGCCGGTCTCAAACGGGCGGTGATGGGCGAGTTTGGCCTCCCCGCCACCCTGGTCGCCCCCGACGGCACCCGCCACCCGGTCGAGATCGACCCGCGCCGCGAGCCGGTGCTGGTCGAGGGCCAGGGCCACGCGATGGTGTCGAGCGTACAGACGGTGGCGGCGCTGTGGCTGGCCGACTGGCCGGCCGGGGTGCCGCTGCCCACCGTCGCCTGGACGGTCGAGATCGCCCCCGACCCCGACGCCGCCGAGGATCTCGCTGGCCGCTGGGACATCATCGACCCGCACCGGCCCGGCGATGGCTGGCTGGAGCTGTACCTCTCCAACCGCCGCCCGTTGACCTGACCACGAAAGGCCCCCGCCATGCCCTCCGCCGCCGCCCACCTCGACGATCTGGCGGCGCGGCTGCGGGGCAACCTGCCCGGGGTGGGCGAGCGGGTCTATTGCTCGCGGCTGCGGGCGATCGACCCGACCGAATTTCCCGTGGTCTGCCTGTACGCGCCCGAGAGCCATTCGGGCGAGGCGCCCTCGCCGTCGATGCAGCCGCAATATCAGCCGACCCATCAACTGGCGGTCGAGGTCCGCTGCGCCGAGGCCGACGGCTTTGACGCGCAGGCGGCCGAGATCCTCGACGCGGCGCTCGACCTGCTGCTGCGCGATCAGGCATGGCTGGCCCGGTACAAGCGCTACCCGGCCTGGACCCGGCGCCAGTACCTGGAGCGGCGGCCCGAGCAATCCTTTTGCGGCGAGGTGCTGACCCTCACCGTCCGCGACGGCAAGCCGACCGCCTACCCGCCGCGCGCCCCCGATTTGGCGGCGATCGGCCTGACCGTCAAGGTCAAGGACCAGACCGCCGCCGCCATCACCCTGGTCGCCGCAGCGACCGACAGCGCCACACCCGCCACCACCGAATGAGGCTGCCATGCAGGCCCGCGTCAACCCGGATCGGCTCGCCGCCGATGCGACCTTCTCCGTGCGCCACCCCGACACCGGGCGGGCGTTCCCGTCCCCGGGCGTTTTCGACCTGTCCGACGCCGATTTTCGCAACCCCCGCGTCCGCCGCCTGTTCGCGCGGGCCGGTCAGACCGGCGGCCTCGACGGCGGGGTGTTCGGCGATTTGCTGGCGGTGACCGCCACCACCGCGACCCTGTCCACCGCCACCAAGGAGCAGTGATCATGGCGAGCGCGACTCTCTCCTCCGGGGCCTTTGACCAGATCGCCGCCGATGAGCGCACCTCCGGCGTCAAGATCGAGGTCAAGGGCGTCCCCGGCGCCCAGCAGGATCTGCAAACCGCCTGCCTGGTCGGGCAGATGCTGACGGGCACCGCCACCGCCGGGGTCCCGGTGGTGATCTCGGGCGACGGCAGCGCCGCCGCCACCCTGTTCGGCGAAGGCAGCCACCTGCACCGGATGGCCCTGGCCTTTCGCGCGGGCAACAGCGTGACCCCGCTCTACGCGGTCGGGCTGGCCGATCCGGCCGGTGCCGCCGCCAGCCAGACGGTGACCCTGTCCGGCACCGCCACCGCCTCGGGCACGCTCTATTTTTACGTCGGGCTCGACAAGGTCGCGGTCGCGGTGACCAGCGACGAGACCGCCGCCGCCCTGGCCGCCGCCCTGGTGGCGGCGATCAACGCCAGCGACAAGCATCTGCCGGTAACCGCCGCCGCCGGGGCCGCCACCGGCACGGTGGTGCTGACCGCGCGGCACAAGGGGCTGATCGGCAACGAGGTCATCACCTGCGTCAACCTGCTGGGCGAGCTGGGCGGCCAGGCGCTGCCGGACGGGATCACCGTCAGCGGCACCGGCGCCTTGGCCGGCGGCACCGGCGTGCCCGATCAGACCCCGGCGATCGCCGGCATCCAAGGCGCCGAGCACTATTATTATGTGCTGGGCGGCTGGTCCGACACCGACACGCTCGACGCCTGGTCGGCCGAGTTCGAGGCGATGTGGACCGACGCCCGCGATTTGTGGGGCCGGGTCGGCTTCACGGCGCGGCGCGGCAGCCTGTCCGAGCTGCTGACCTTCGGCGCGGCGCGCAATGATCGGTTTATCACCTGCCTCGGGATCTACGGCACCAATGGCCCGTCTTACGAGACCGCCGCCCGCTACGCCGCGCAGGCGGCGCGGTCGCTCGCCAATCATCCGGCGCGGCCGCTGCACGAGCTGACCCTGTCCGGCGAGCGCTCGCCCGAGCCGATCGACCGTTGGATCAACACCGACCGCAAAAGCCTGCTGTGGTCGGGGGTGGCTACCGCCAACGCGGCGCCGGGCCGGACGATGGTGATCGACCGCGCCATCACCCTGTACCAGCGCAACGCGGCGGGCGACCGCTCCGACGTGTGGCTCGACATCACCACCCCGGCGACGGTCGGGCGCATCGTCAACACCGTCAAGACGCTGATCCACGATCGCTTTATCGCCGCCCGCTGCGTCCTGCTGGACGACGATACCGCCGATCTGGTCGGCGACAACGTCCCGTGCACCAGCCCCAAGCGGATCCGCGCCACCCTGGTCGCCCATTACGACACGCTGCGGCGCAACGGGCTGGTCGAAAACGTCGAGGCGTTCAAAAAGTTGTTCCAGGTCGGGCGCGACCCGGACAACCCGACCCGGGTCAATATCATCTATACCCCGGACATCGCCAACCCGCTGGTCACCTTCGCCGCGCAGGTAAAATTCTGCCTGCAATGGCCGAATGATCTGGTCAACGCGGCCTGATCGGAGCTGATGACATGACAGTTGTTGCTGGAGTGCTTGGCGTCAACGTCGATGGGGTGTCTTTCGCCACCTCGGATAGCGCCAAATACAACGCCGCGACGCGCGAAGCGGCGGAAGTCGCCTGCGGATCCGGCTTCGCGGGCATCGAAACCAAGGGCGTGTGCCCGTACATCGAGGTCACGGTTTTTCTGTCCACCGGTCAGGTCTCGACCGATGTCGTGGTCCGAGGCGGTACCGTGATCCTCATCTGCGAGGATCGCACCGTCACCCTGTCCAACGCCCATCACGTCGGTAAAACCGAGCCTGATGCCGGCAAAAACAGCCTGTCTGCCAAATGGGTCGGCTCATCCTGCACGGAGATCCTCAATGGTTGATAACGACTATACCCCCGCACAGGTCGAGGCGATGCTCGACGGCTGGATCGACGATCTGCCCGACGGGTCGGTGCTGCTGCGGCTGCGAGCGCCGCTGGTCATCAAAGTTGGCCGCAACGGCGCCAAGCCCGAGCCGGTCGAAATCACCGAGTTGCATCTGCGTCGCCCCAAGGCCTCGATCCTCGACATCCTGTCGCGGCCGGGGGTGCTGGAGACCAAGGCGGCGCGCGAGGCGATCGCCACCCTGCTCCCCCCGTTGGAGGGCGGCGGCCAGATCAATTGCCACCACCTCGACAACCTCGATGTCGATGACATCACCCGGGCCACCCTGGTGATGGGGCGTTTTTTTCCAAAGCCGCCGCCGGCGCCGGACTCGGGAACCACCGAGACCTGATCGACGCGCTGGTGATCGAGCATCACTGGACGCCCGATCAGGTGCGGGCGATGGATCTGGGCGATTTCGTCCGGGTGGTGCGGGCCACCGACGCCCACAACCGCGCCCTGGCCGAGGCGTTTGCCAAAGAGGACTAGAGGATGGCCGGATCGAAAGAATATGCGGTCGTCCTGGCCCTGCGCGCCACCGATCAGGCGACTTCGGTGGTGCGGGGCGTGGTCGGGCGGCTGCGGTCGGTCCAGGCCGAGCTTAAGTCGTTTGGTCATGACCCCGCGGCGGCGGCGACCGCCTCGCTCCGCCGCCTGCACGAGATGGCCGGCTCGGCCGCCGGCCGGATCCGCGGCATGCTGGCCCCGGCGCTGGCGGCGACCGGGCTGGGCGCCGCCACCTCGGCGGGCGGCCTGTGGAAACTGACCACCGGCGCGGCAAAAACCGGCGACGAACTGTTCAAGTTGAGCCGCCAGTTAGGGGTGTCGGGGCAGGCGATCAAGGAATGGCGCTATGTCGCCAAGCAAGCCGGGATCGACGCCGACACGATGGACGGGGCGGTGGCCTACCTCAACCGCACCATCGGTCAGGCCGCCAACGGCACCGGCAAGGGCGCGGCGGTGTTCAAGGCGCTGGGAATCGGCCTCAAGGATGCCAACGGCCAGGTCAAATCGGCCGACGCGGTGATGATGGACCTGTCGGCCAAGATGGGCAAAATCCCCGATGCCGCGCAGCGGGCGGCCGTCGCCGCCGCGCTGTTCGGCAAGGAGGGCGGCGCGCAGCTCGCGCCGATGCTGGCCCAGGGCACCGCCGAAATCCAGCGCCAGCGGGCGCAGATGGCCGCGTTCGGGACCACGACGCAGGAGCAGCTTCAGGCCGCGCATAATTTTTCGCTGTCGGTGGCGCGGATGCAGGGCGCTTTGTCCGGCCTCGGCAATGCCATCGGCAACAAGCTTTACCCTCAGCTCCAGCCGGTGATCGATAAATTCGCCGACCTGCTGATTTCGGCCCGGCCCAAGATCAGCAAGGCGATCGGCGAGTTGGTCGGCCGGGTAATCGACGGGGTCAAGTCGATCGACTGGAGCATGGCGATCAATGGGGCGATCCGCTTCGCCAACGTGATTCAGACCGGGGTCGAGGTGATCGGCGGCTGGTCGCGGGTGTTGGCCGGGGTGGCGATGGTGATGGCTTCCGGGCCGATCCTCTCGACCCTGAATTTGATCAAGGAAATCACAAAACTCGGCGTGGCGGCGATCCTGACCGGCGGCAAGCTGCTCTGGGCGTTCGGCTCCGGGTTGGTGATGTCGATCTATCGCGTCGGCGTCGGGTTGGTGAAAACCAAAAGCCTTGTCCAGGCCTTTAACATGGCCTGGAAAGCCAATCCGATCGGACTGGTGATCACCGCCGTTACCACCCTGGTCGGGCTCGGCACGGTGCTGTATGCCAATTTCGAGCCGGTCCGCAAGGTGGTTGACGGGATCGTCGATGCCATCAAGTCGGCTGCGAAAATCGGCCTCGACTGGGTCGGAAAGTTGCTCGGGATCGACCTGACCGGCGGGGCGAAGAAACTCATGGCGGCGATCAACGCCCCCGACCCGGCCGACGAGGTCGAGCCGGAACAGCCGGGCGCGGCGCAGCCCGCCCCCGGCAAGGGAGCGCCGGGGCCGGCCAAGCCCGGGGGTGCTCCGGCACCGGGTGCGGTCGCCCCGGCCGCGCCGGCGAACCCGGCGCAGATGACGATCTCTCCGGCCCCGGCCGCCAGGCCGTTGCAGGGCGAGATCAAGATCAAAATCGATTCCCCGGTGCCGGCCAAGGTCGAGGAGGTCAAGTCCGATGCCGGGCTGAAAATCCGCCACGATCTCAACACCGGGCAGGGCCGGGCGGGACAGGGGTGACGCCATGGTTTTGCAGATTTCGCCCGCCTCCAACCTGGAGGAAATCACCGGCTATCTAACCGAGTTGGAGGCAACCCAGGTGCCGTTTGCCACGGTGCTGGCCCTCAACCGCACCGCCGCCGAGGCGCAGACGACGATCAAGGAGGAGCTGCCGCAAAAATTCACCCTGCGCCGTGATTGGGTGTCCCAGGGCTTGCGGCTCCAGGTGGCGACCAAGGGGCGGCCGGTCGCTCTGGTGTTCACCAAGGACTGGTTCATGGAGGACCAGGAAACAGGGGCGGAACGAACCCCGACCAAGGCGCCGACCTTGTTCGCCCCGACCAAGGTGGTGCGTGCAGGAGAGGATCTGTCCGGCGAGATCCCGGCTGATCTGCGCCCCAAGGCACTGATGCGCCAGATCAAGCAGGGCGGGCGGCCTCGGCGCGGCCAGATCGGCCCGCAAATGGCCTCGATGCCCAAGCCCTTCATCGCCAAGTTCAGCGGCGGCAGGACCGGGCTTTTCATTCGCCGGGGAAAGGATCGGCTGCCGATTGTCCTGCTCTACACCCTGAAGGACGCGATCAAGATCAAGCCGCGCTGGGGGTTCGACGCCACCACCGCCGGGGTGTCGGACAAGGTATTGCGCCGCGAATTCATCAAAGCGTTGGACGAGGCGCTGAAATCGGCCAAGGGCGGCCCAATCCATTCCGCCTATGTTTCGCACCTCGCCGAGCATGGCTCGCTCGATTTTTATGGCGGCGGCAGCACCGCCACCGCCTTGCCGGGATCGGTCCTGTCGGCGCTCGAACGGTAGCGCGGTTGTCGTCCGGAAGCGGCGAGGGTAGCATTGATGCCTCTCTCGTCCCTTCAGGGTGGTGGCAATGGGCTTTTTTCGGGTGCGGCGTTCGATCCGGCTGGCGCCGGGTTTAAAGATCAATCTCGGTAAAAAAAGTGCCAGCTTGTCGGTCGGCAAGCCCGGCGCCACCGTCAATATCGGGCCGCGCGGCACGCGGGCGACGGTCGGCCTGCCGGGAACAGGGCTGTCCTATACCACCGGGCGGTTGGGCACGTCCCGAGCCAGGGGCGCGGAAAGGGTCGGGGCGGGGCCCGGACCAGTGCCGCAATCGGCGGTCCGGCGGTTTTTCGCCAAGGTCGCCGCCTGCATCAGTTTTCTGCTGTTTCTGATGATGTTCTCGGACGATCCCGCCAATCACCATCCCTGGGGGATGGCGGCATTCGCGATGTTGTTCGGTGTGCTGGACCAAAGTTCGCCGCCGCTGATCCCCGACACCACCGGGCGGCTGGCCCGCGCCGTCACCGGAGCAATCTTCCTGCTGATCGGCGGGGTCTGGCAGGCGGTGATCAGCACCCAGATGGAGGGCGAGCATCTCTTCATGGAGTTCTTCGCCGCCCTGTTCGCCTGGGGCGGCGTGGTGCAATTGGTTCTGACGCTGCGACGGCCCCGCGAGGTGGAGCCGTTGATTGTCGCGGAGGTCTATACGCGCTCGCAAACCGACGGGGGGAGTGGCCCATCGGTTCCTCTTTCGCCGCCGCCATCCATTCCCGCGTCCAGGTCGCCGGATGCCGTGCTGCCGGAAAGGGATAGCTGGGAAAGCCGGGATGGCGGAAGTCTTCTGGATGACGGCTTCCCGGTTTCCGTCGATCTGATCATCGACTATGTCGATGGAGAGGGGCAGCCAAGTCATCGCCGGATTACCACCAAGCGGGTCATCGGTTGGGGGTACGCGGACGCGATGGTGGATGCGCATTGTCATGAGCGGGACGCGCATCGCTCGTTCCGTGTTTCTCGGATGCAACAGGTTGTGGACGCCGAAACCGGAGAGATAATCGCCGACCCGGCGGCCTACCTGCGACAGCGTTACGAATCCTCTCCGACGGGGATCGCGGCGGCGGTGATGGAGCGCGAAAACGTCGCGCTGATGGTGTTGATGTACGTCGCCCGTTGCGCCACGAATTTGACCAAGCCGCGCCGGGATCCCGTGCTTGCCTATCTCGCCGGGCGGATCGATGTCCCCGACCCGACAGCGGTGCTGGAGGCACTCGACCAGGGAATTCGAGAGTATCGTCCCACGCGCCGCGACTTTGATGGTGCGCTCAAGGCGCTGAAGGACTCGCCACAAGATGTCCGCCAAGCGGTGGTCGCTCAGGCGCGGGCGATCGCCGCCAGCCGAAAAAAGCCGGACCCGATCGAGCAGGCGGTGGTCGAAATGGTAGTTCAGGCGCTCAGTTGAGTTGAAACGGGCGCCCGCCCTACGGGCGCCCTTCAGAGGTGCGGCAGGTAACGGGTCGCGGCGAACAACAGGCCAGCCGCCAGAAAGACGATGCTGCCGAGTTTGATGACCATCCGCTGTTCGAGCAGCTTGATCTCGGAGCGCAGGTCGGTGATCCGCGCATCAAGACGGTGCTCCGTTGCGGCCAGATCCGCCTTCAATTCGTTTCTGACCTCTGCCAGGTCGGCCTTGGTTGCCAGATCGCCGACCAAGGCGCGGGACAGGACGCGGGCGAACCCCTCGGCTTGTTTCTGGTCGAGCCCGGCTTCGTCGCGGAGCGCGGAGGCCAGGGCCAGGGTGTCGAACGGAACCACGCTGCTCATGACGCCTCCTTCTCCTGCTTCGCGGCGGCTTCCATGCCAAGCCGGATGAGGCGGCGTATTGCCTCGCCCCTGCTGCGAATGCGCATTTCAAAAGACCAGTCATCGACTGCCTTCATCTCCGATGGAGGCATCATGATGGTCACGCGTTCGGTTTTCAGTTCGTCGCTCATGGGAACTTTATAAACTTTTGACACTTGACACGCAAGGTGGCGCAAGAAGATCATATGTTTATAAAGTTTGTAAAGCGGCCCGACGGGGTGGCGCAACACCGCCGCCGGGCCTAACCCAAGCAAGGACGAACCCCATGCCCCAGGCTGAGACACACCATATCATACCCCTATCCCGGCGCACCCTGATGGTCGGATCCGCTATTGCCGCCGTTCCGGTGCTGGCGGCGGCCGGTCTCCCGGCGCGGCATCCCGATGCCGACCTGATCGCCGCCTATGCCGCGTTCGTCGCCTATGACCGGGGGTTGATCCAGACCGAGGATGACGAGGAAACGGACGAGCAGCGCGATGCGGCTTACGACAGATGGTGCGGTCTTTTTGAATCCGTGATCGGAACCAGGGCCAGAACTCCGGAGGGATTGGCGGTCCTCGCCCTGGCCGCACTGAGAGAGTCCGCGGTGCTCGAGAGCATTGAGGGGATCCTGGCCTGGGGCGGGTATGACCGTCCGAACAGGATCGAGGATGGCACCCGGACCGACCGTCTGCTGTGGAACATCGTCGAGAGCGCCCGCGCGATGGCGGGCCGGGAGGCGCGGAGATGACCAGTCTGGTACAGGTGCCGTTTCAGGGCGACGTGCTGTGGGCGGTCCGTCAGGACGGCACCATCTATGTCGCCCTCCGTCCGATCTGCGAGGCAATCGGGATTGCGTGGAACGGTCAATTTGAGCGCATCAAACGGGATGGCGTTCTGTCGTCAACCATTCGTGTCATGCGAACGGTTGCCGCAGACGGCAAAAGCCGAGAAACGGTCTGCCTCCCGCTGGAATACCTGAACGGCTGGCTGTTCGGGATCGATGCCAACCGGGTGCGGGCCGAGGTGCGGGACAAGGTGATCGAGTACCAGCGCGAATGCTACCGGGTGCTGTTCGAGCATTTCCATGCCGGAGCGGTCGAGGCGGTGGCGGCGCGGATGTCGGGCGAGGAAAGCCGTCCGGTCCCGCTCGACGACGAAATGGAGCGGGGCGACATCACCAGTTATGTCTCGCTGATCCGCGAATGCCGCGCCACCTTTGGCCGTTCGGCGGCGCAACGGCTGTGGCGGCGGCTGCCGCTGCCACAGCCGGATGAACTCCCCAAGGGAGATGATGCCGTCACCCCGGAACAGGAATGGTGGCGGCAGCGGTTGGTGTCCGGGCAGTTGCTGCCCGATCGGCCGGGTTGGCCGGACGAGGTGGAAACCACCACGCTGTTTGATGCGTTCTGGACCGCCGGTCCGACCTTCACCGCCGGCCGGACCCGCGCTTCGATCAACGCCACTCTCGGCCGCGTCCTGCATCAGTTGGCCCCCGGTCTGTCGTTGCGCCGGAGCAGCGGCCCAGGCCGTCCCTGGCTGTATCGCCTGCCACCGCTGGAGCAGTGCCGCGCGGCTTTCACCCGCCGCTTTGGCGGTTTGTAGCCGTCTTTATCTTCGCCCATCCCGAATCGAGGCGTCTCCCTCCCCGGAGACGCCTTTTTCTTTGCCCGGAGCCCCGCATGGATGCGCGCTTTGAAAAAGAGACCGCGCAGGCCAGCTTTCGCGGCGTGCCGTTTTACGTCTATCGGCGCGGCCGGGCCGGTGGGCGGCGCGGGCCGACCCACGAGGCGCCCCAGCGCGATGAGCCGGACGGCGAGGATCTCGGCCGCGCCAAGCGGTCGCTGCGGGTCGAGGCGCTGATCATCGGCCGGGGCGCGACCGACGCGGCGCAGGAGGCCGATTGCAAGCGGCGCTCGCTGGCGCTGGTCCGCGCCCTGGAGGACGTGGCCGGGGCCGGCACCTACCGCGACCCGTGGCATGGCGCATGGCGCGTCATTTGCCGGGGGTTTGAGTGCACCGATGACGAGATGCACATCGGCATCTCCTATTTCTCGATCACCTTCGAGGAATCGGGCGAGACGCGCTATCCGCTGGTGGCGCTCGACAGCGCCACCGCCAGCGAAAACGCCGCTGCGGTGGTGGTGGCGGCGGCGATCGCGGCGGCCACGGCGGCGATCGTGCTGGCCAGTCAGCCGCAATGGGTCAAGGCGGCGGCGGTGGCGCTCGGCACCTCAGCATTGTCCGGCCTCGCCGCGCTGTCGCTGTCGCAACTTGCCACCACCGACGCGATCGGCATCGGCGATGCCTCCGCCGCTTTGGCCTCGGCCGGGGCCGACCTGACCGCCGAGCTGGTGGCCGGGACCTGGGCGGCGACCCTGGCCGACGCGGTGCGCTCGGTCGGCAGCAGCAGCTACAGCCGCCGCGCCGGGCTGGGCGACGCCGCGACCGCCCGCACCGCCTGGGCCGGGCTGGCGAGCTGGGGCGACGATCTCGCCACGGTGGACACGATCACCGCCAGTCGCACCGTCCAGGCGGCCAATCAGGCGGCGCTGGTGGCGCTGGTGCGGCGGCTGGCGGTGACCGAGGAGGTCCGCGCCCTCGCCGCCACCACCTGGGACAGCTACGACCAGGCGGTGACGCAGCGGGACGAGACCCTGGCCCGGATCGACACCTTGTCCGCCGCCGCCGCCGACAGCGGCGAGGATGCGGTCTATGCCGCGCTGGTGGCGCTGGCGGCGGCGGTCACCCAGGACGTGGCGACGCGGGCCCCGGAAATCTATGTCCGCACCACCACCCAAGCGACCAGCCTGCCGGCGGTGGTGTTGGCCTACCGGCTGACCGGCGACGCCACCCAGGCCGACGATCTGGTCAAGCGCAATGGCGTGGTCCACCCGCTGTTTATGCCGGGCGGGGTGGCGCTGGAGTATCTGAGCAATGGCTAAGGCTGATCCCGACCGCGTCCGCGTCCAGGTGATCACCGGCGCGCTGTCGGGGCAGGAGTTGAGCTTTTGGCAGTCGATCCAGGTGAGTTGCGGCCTCGACACCGCCGCCCGCTCGGCCTCGGTGGCGGTGGGGCGCGGGCGGCTGCGCGAGGCCGGGTTCGCCCCGCGCTTTCCGCTGGCGACCGGGGATAAGGTCCAGGTGTTGATCGGCGACGATCCGGTCCTGCTCGGCTGGGCCGACCGGATCGACCGCTCCCGCACCGCCGAGGCGCATGGGATCTGCGTCCAGATCCGCTCGGTGACCTGCGATCTGGTCGATTGCTCGGCCGCCAATGCGCCCGGGCAGTGGACCGGGGCCAAGCGCTCGCGCATTGCCGCCGACCTCTGCGCCCCGTTCGGGGTGCCGGTGGTGGTGGCGGACGGCTATGACGCGGTGGTGCCCAATTTCGAGCTGGAGCAAGGGGAGGGGGTCCACGATGCGCTGGAGCGCCTTGCCCGCGCCGGTGGGCTGGTGGTGCGCGACACCGCGACCGGGGCGCTGCACCTGACCCGCCCGGGCCTGACCCGGGCCGAGGCGGCGCTGGTCCATCTCGACGGGCCGGACGGTGCCCCCGACCCGCGCAACAATGTGCTGGAGAGCGAGGCCTCCGACGACATGTCGGGCCGCTACTCGCTCTATACCTGCAAGGGGCAGGCCGAGGGCGCCGACATCACTGCCGCCGCCGCCGCCAGCGCCAGCGGCACCGCCACCGACTCCGGGGTCACCCGCTATCGGCCAAAAATCCTGTCCCCGCCCGGTGCCGCCACCGCCAGCGATTGCGCGCGGACCGCGCAATGGGAGGCGGCGCGGCGGGCCGGCAAGGGCTGCCGCCTGACCCACACCGTGCGCGGCTGGCGCCAGACCGCGACCGGGCCGCTGTGGGGGGCCGATCTGGTGGTGCCAGTGCAGGACGATCAGGCCGGGATCTACCGCGACCTGCTGACCACCGAGGTGCGCCTGACCCTCGACGGCCAGGGTAAGCGGGCGGTGGTGACGCTGGAGCCGGCCGAGGCGTGGGAGCCGCAGCCGATCGTCGATAAGCCGACCACCGCCGCCGGCAAGGCCAGCAGCAGCGATAGCGGCAAATGGGCCAGTGTCGCCAAGGCCGTCAAGGGAGCGTGAGATGGATCTGTCCTCATTGGTGCGGCGGGTCGCTAATCTGGTGGTGGTTGGGGCGGTGCGCAGTGACGGGGCGGTGTCCGGCTGCCATCGCGGCCAGATCACCGGCCGCCATGGCGAGACCAAGGACGGCATCCGGATCCTGCTGCCCTTTGGCTTTTCCCACCGCGTCGCGGGCGGTGACACCGCCGAGACGGTGATGATCGCGGTCGAGCCCAATCTGCGCTACGCCCTGCCGCCGCACGACAAGGCCTATCAACCCGATGATCTCGCCGCCGGCGAGGTGGCGATCTACAACGCGGATGACGGGTCCGAGGCCTGCCGGATCCATTTTAAGCGCGGGCGGGTGATCGAGATCCTCGCCAAGACCGTCACCGTCAAGGCCGATGAGGTCGCCCGGATCGAGGGCAAGACGGTCGAAATCCACGCCGCCGAGACGCTCAAGCTCGATTGCGGCGGCAACGGCGCGGTCTGGACCCCGTCCGCCCGCACCGATTACGTCATCGGCGCCGGCAGCGCGACTGCGGCGCTCCACCCCGACGAGGTGCCGTGATGGCCGACCTCAAAAAGGCCTGGGACGCCGACAACAACCGCTACGACCTGGTGCTTGACGACGACCTCAGCCTCGCCCTGGACGCCGGGGCGGTCAAGACGGCGGTGATCAACGCAATCTTGTCGTGGGGGCGCGCCGACGAAAGCGACCCGCTGCCCGGCTTTGACGGCGACCTCAAGGGACACTGGGGCGATGCCTACGCCACTCGCGCACGCGGGTCGCTGGTCTGGCTGCTGACCGGCCGCATCGTCACCGAGCAGACCCTTGCCGACGCCAAGGCCTATTTGGAGGCCGCGGTCGCCGGCCTGATCGCGGACGGCTGGCTGGCCGAGGCCCGGGCCGTGGTGTGGCGGGGCGAGGCCCCGACCACCATCGCCGCCCGGCTCCACCTCAAGCTGCCCGACGGCCGCGAGACCTCGGTCGAGATCGACCCCACCGCCTGACCCCCGGGGGACCCCTGTATGACCATCACCACCGCCTCGGGCTACACCCGCCCGAGCCTGAGCGAGTGGCTTGCCCTCGCCCAGGCCGCCTACGCGGCCAAGTTCGGCACGTTCACTGAGTCCGGCACCTTTCAGTACCTGTCCGAGATCGATTCGGTGTTGGCCCATACCCTGGCCGGCTACATCGAGGCCGAGGCCCAGTCCTTTTTCCCGTGGTTGGCGACCGGCCAGCGGCTGCTCGACTGGGGCGATTTTTTGCTGGGCGAGGGGCCCAACGCCGCCGGTACCGCCACCGGCACCGCGACCTTTACCGCCACCGCCACGGACGCGACCATCGCGGTCGGCCAGATCGTCACCAGCGCCGCCGGGGTCGAGTACAGCGTCACCACCGCCGGCAGCTACGATGACGGCGTGATTGCCGTCGGCGTCACCTGCGCGGTGTCGGGGACCTCCGGCAATCTGGCCACCGGCTCGACCTTGACCTTGCAAACCCCGATTGCCGGCGTCACCAGCGCCGGCACCGTCGCCAGTCCCGGCCTGACCGGCGGCACCGCCGCGGAGACCACCGAGGAATATCGCGCCCGGGTAGTGGCGCGGATCCAGACCCCGCCGGCCGGGGGAAATGACAATGACTACATCACCTGGGCCAAGGAGGTTGACGGCGTCACCCGGGCCTGGGTGGTGCGCGGCACCGCCGGCACCGGCGAAGTGCTGGTGCTGTTTGTGATGGACAGCACCTATGACAACGGCATCCCGGTCGGCGACGGCGCCCCCGGTTATTCCGGCGATCTGCTGACCGTCTACACTTATATTTACGAGCAGGCACCGGCTCCGGCGGTGCTGTACGTCGCCGGGCCGACCCCGGTTGCGATCAATTACGTGATCCACGGTCTCGACCCCGATACCACCGCGGTGCGGGCGGCGATCGAGGCCGAGCTGAAGGACCTCCACACCCGCAAGGCCAGCCCCGGCACCACCTGGCGCTGGTCGTGGGGGGCCGAGGCGGTGGCGCTGGCCGCCGGGGCCGACAGTTTCAGCGCGATCGAGCCGACCACCAACACGGCGATCGGCACCCGCGAAATCGCGGTGCTGGGGACGGTGACCTATGTCAGCGACTGACGCGGAGCGGATCACCGCCTATGCCGATCAGGCGCAGGCGTTGCTGCCCGAGGGTCCCGCCTGGCAGGGCTTTCGCGACGCCGACGGGCGCGGTTATGCCCTGCTGCTGGCCCGGGCCGCGACCTGGTGGGCGGTGCAAAAGCGGATGGACGCCTTGATGGCCGAGGCGCTGCCCTGGCGGGCCGCGACCACCCTCTCCACCCGCGAGACCGAGGCGGGGCTGCCCGACAAATGCACCGCCGGCCGCGCCACCACCATCGCCGAGCGGCGGGCGGCGGTCGGGGCCAAGTGGCTCGGCTGCACCTTCGGCCATCGCATCGTGGATTTCGAGGCGCTGGCCGAATCGCTCGGCTACTCGGTCACCGTCACCGCCGGCAAGCCGTTTCGCTGCGGCATTTCGCAGCTCGGCGTCGATCCGCTCGACCCGTGGGCGGCGGGCTACACCCTGAAAATCGTGATCCACGGCAGCCGTAAAACCCGGTTCCGTTGCGGTATTTCGCAGATCGGGGTGGACCCCCTATGCAAGGTCCAGATTGCCAAGGATCTGGAATGCATGATCCGCAAGCGCGCTTTTAGTCACGTCAACTTGATCTTTGTTTACGAGGAGTAGCCGCCGATGCGCGCAGTCCAGCCCTACGGCACCGATGCCGGCACCGAATACCATAACGGCGACCCGCTCGCCGGCTCGACACCGCCCGCCGCGTTTTTCAACGTCCTCAACGCAGAACTGTCCTACCTCGTCACCAAGGCCGGCCTGACCCTGTCCTCCGACGACAGCGACCTGACCCAGGTCTTTCAGGCGGTGGTGGCGATCGCCACCACGATCGCGTCCAAGGTCGCCGCCGCCTTTGCCACCGCCGCCGAGGCGGTCGCCGGCACCGTCAGCGACAAGGTGATCAGCCCGCTGACCCTGGCGGCGGTCCTCACCGCCAGGAAATTTGCCTCCTACGCCTCGGCCCAGACCTGGACCGGGGTGCAGTCCTGCGCCGTCGTCGTGTTAACCGACGCGGCCAGCATCGCCTGGGATCTGTCCGCTGGGCAGATGGCCGAGGTGACGATCGCCGCCTCGCGCACGCTGGCGGCACCGACCAATCAGATCGCCGGGACGATGTACCAGCTCCGGGTGATCCACGGCGCCGCCTCGACCACGCTAGCTTTTGCCAGCGCCTATACCGGGGTCAGCGCGCTGTCGCTCTCGACCACCTCCGGCGCGGTGGACGTGCTGACCTTCCGGGCCAATGGCACCAGCACGATGGAGTTGATCGCAGTGGCAAAGGGTACCGCGGCATGAGCGCGCTCCCCTCCCGTCTGATCCTGCCGGGCGATCAACCGCTTTCGACACCGCGCGGGCCCGGACTGATCCGGCCGGTTGAAACCTTATTGCGTCTTGATCGTCCGCTGCTGCGCGGCGTCGAAATCTACGACTGGTGCACCCGCCACGGCATCGAGGCGACCGCCAGCATCGTCAACACGATGCTGATGGCGGGCAGCGTCCTGCCGCCGATAACGACGGTCTTTGACTACACCGGGGCGCTCCAAACGCTCACGGTGCCGTGGGGGTATCACCGCGCGTTGATGCGCTTGTGGGGCGCGGGCGGGCACGGCTCCACGCTGAATGGCACCTCGGTCGGTGGCGGCGCCGGCTACGTCATGGGCATCCTGGACGTGGTCCCCGGGTCGGTCCTGTCCGTCCTGGTCGGCGGCTGCGGTCTCACGGCCGGGCAAGCCGCCTACGGTGGGGGCGGCCCCGCGCTGAGCGGGGCCACCGGCCACGGCGGCGGCGGGGGAAGATCCGCCCTCATCGTCGGCGGCGTGGAGGTCGCCACGGCACCGGGCGGCGGCGGCGGCGGCAATAATGGCGCGGCCGGGGGAGCGGGGGGCGGCCTGGTCGGCTCGGCCGGGGCGACGGGCGGCAATTACGGCCCCGGCCAGGGCGGGACACAGACCGCCGGCGGCGCGCTCGGGGCGGGGTGCAACGGCAGCGCCGGGGCGCTGCACCAGGGCGGGTCCGGCGGGACGGCCGGAGGGCTTGGCGGCGGTGGTGGCCATTACGGCGGCGGCGGTGGGGACGGCGGCGGTGGCGGGTCGGCCTACATCGGCGGCCTGACCCAGGCCACCACCCTCGGCGGGACCGGCGCGGTCCCCGGGGGGACAACCGACCCTTATTACGCCACGGGCATCGGTGTCGGCAGCGCGTCGGGATCCGTCAACGGCGGACACGGACGGGTTGTCATCACCCTGCTGATGTAGGAGCAACGCATGACGCAATATTGGGTGGCCCTTGCCACGCCGACCAGAGCCATCACCGACACCGACGCCTACGTCGCGGCCGATGGGACTACCTATCCGGGGCAATACGACAAGACGCTGATCCCAGGGCTGATCCCGGTGACGATGACCGCTCGCCCCGACGAGACCCCGACCGGGTACACCACCAGCGGCGAGGCGCGCGGCGGCGTCACCGTCACCGGCTGGCATGTCGCCCTGGTCAATGGCGTGCCGACCCAGGTGTGGGATACCGCCTCCCAGGCCGAGATGACCGTTGCCGAGGCACAGGCGGTGGCGACGGCCGCGCTGTCGCAGTCCTGCGCGGCGGCGATCACCGCCGGCTTTGCCTCGGCCGCGCTGGGGGAGGCCTACACCTATCCCAGCACCGCGACCGACCAGGCCAATTTGGTGCAGGTCGCCGCTACCGCCGAGGGCGGGGCGCTGTGGGCTGCATCGCCGGCCGGCGCCTGGGCGATGGTCGCGCACACTCAGGCCCAGGCCCGGCAGGTGCTGGCCGATTTCGTCGCGGCGCGCAACGCGCTGCAAACGCGGCTGGCGACCTTGAGCGCCACCGTCGCCGCCGCCACCACCGCCGCCGCCGCGCTGGCGGTGGTCTGGTAATCCTCCAACGCCGAGGCCCCGATGCCCTTCTCTTCTCTCCCCGACTGGCTGCGGACTGTCGGGGCCACGGCGCTGGTGATCCTCGCCAGTGTCGCCGCCGGGCGGCTCGCCTGGCATGCCGATCAGGTCCGACGCGGCCACCGGCGCCTGTGGTCCCGCGAGATCCTGCTGGAGCTGCCGGTGATCGCGGCGATGGCCTGTCTCGCGGCGGCTCTGGTCGATTACTGGCACCTGTCCAGCGGCCAGGCCGGCGGCGTCGGGGTCGCGCTGGGCTGGCTCGGCCCGCGCGGGCTTGAGGTGCTGCTGGTCCGTCTGTGGCGCAGCCGCTCGGCGCCGCTCCCTCCTCCCACACAAGGATGATTTCATGCCCACCACCTTCGACCCTGCCGCCCTGCGCGCCG